CTATATGTAAGTTGAGCTGAATCTTCAACCGATGCAATAGACAAAATAATAATTTCGTCTATTGCACCAGCCCTAACCCTTCAAGCTGCCGTGCGTGTTCCGCTCCCGTGGAGAGCAGATAAATGCGTGTGGTTTCGATGGAACTGTGACCGAGCAGGTCGGCGAGCTTCGCCACATCGTGCGTTACCCGATAAAATACCCGTGCAAAAAGATGGCGCAGATTATGAGGAAACACCTTTGATGCCTCTACTCCCGCTGCCTGGCAGAGAGCTTTCATCTCTGCCCATATCTGTTTTCTGGACATACCCTTACCGCTTTTGGTGATGAAAATCTCGCCAGAAGCGATTTTTTGTTTTTTGGCATATTTGAGCAGCTTCTTGCAGAGCTTACCGGGCAGTAGGATATCCCGTATCTTTCCTTTGAGGGAAATCTGCGTCCGTCCCGCTTTTGCCGCTTCGACCGTGATGTACCGCACTTCGGACACTCGGATGCCGGTTGCACCGATGGTCTCTATAAGCATAGCAAGACGGACATTGCCTTTTCCTTCGGCGGTGCGTATTAGCTTTTCGTACTCGTCTTTAGTCAGTTCCTTGCTTTCTTCCCGGAACAGCTTCCGTTGGATGCGGAGAAATTTCACCTTGATATTCAGTCCGGCGAAGCGGCAGTAAGTGTTGACCACCGCCAACATGGAATTAACCGTCACAGGTTCGTAGCCGTTTGCGGTCAGGTGTTCCTTCCACTCCGTCAGGTTTTCTTTGGTGACTTCCTTATCACCTAACCATGCAGATAGCCGTTCCAGATCGCGCATATATTTCGCAATTGTACCTTCGCTTCGTTCTTCCGAATGAAGCCAGTTTCTAAACTCGTTCATGCTTTCCTTTGTGATTGTTGTGCTCATAATCGTATCCTCCTAATTTTTTGATTAGCACAACAGCCATCCGGGATCACAGATTCAGCTTATGAAAAAAGAGAGAGCGTGGATGATTTCCATGCTCTCTCTTACGGTGGTCTGTATGTGCACTTTCGTTTTCGTGCCATGCCGCTACACATCCTTTCGGTAAGTTTCTACCATATTAAAGGATAATTTCGCACATAGCAAGCGGGTACGGCAAATAGTATCGATAAATAATTGATAATATTCAATGCACTTGACCGATTATTGGTTTTGATGTTGAACGGCATATTGCTGTGATAAATCCATAGGCATTATTCTGAGTCAATCAAAATCGGCAAATTTTTTCTGCCCATATATCATCGACTACTCGCCTGTCAGCATAGTGCATTTGTTAAGTATTCCCGAATTTCGGCATCGAGTTGCTCTTTGGATTTTGGGAAAGGCTGTAAGTTTTCTGCCCACGCTCTTCCCGGATGGAACCAGTCCCAGGACGGAGTCATCATGCTGCTGCGCCCACGACCGGGTGCGTGATTGCCGAAACCTTCAAGCAGGCAGTTCCATACTGGTTTGAATCGCTCAATCACCATCGATTCTGCAAGCGGAATCCATATATCGTCTACCGCAAGAAAGCGGCAACGGAAGTCTGCAAGGTTCAGATTTGTTGCTGCTTCGATGGACTTTGCATGGTCATTAAGGCGCTTATACAATGCCGTACCGGGATCGACGTCTTCGCCCTGACCGCCTTTTCTTGCTCCTTCAGGAACTGCCTTCCCAACATAGATGGGGCAAAGATACAGGTCGTTTTTATTGACTTCTGCCAACGTAGCATAAGCTGGAAAATCGCCAATGTAATATAGAGCATATACGCCGGCACCAATAAACCTGCTCGGCGGCAGAGGCTGAACATCCTGGGCAAGTAGTGCCTCGGCAACCTGTTCACCAAGATGCCGCTTATCAAGTGGATTGTATGGGGTCAAAACAGGAATGCTTTCATCATTTCTTGGTGCCATTTTTGCTCATCCTTTCTATCTGCGAATATACGGATTGTCCGACAGCGGTAGCGAGTTTTACAGGCACCGCATTTCCTATCTGGCGCATACTTTCTGTCCAAGATGCGCTGAACAGATAATCATCGGGAAATGTCTGAATCCGTGCACTCTCTCTGACGGTATAGTACCGAATGGTACCGTCATCAAGAACAACCGTATTTTCTCCGCCGGGGACTCCGTGTGCCCCGGCTTTTATTGTTTTTGAGGGTTCATCCATTACGCTGCCGGAATGCCCCGCATATATTTTAGCTCCCGGTCGGAACTCATGATTGTGAACGGCGGCTATATCATATGGCTTTGTCGGGTCAGGAAGGTCACCGATCGCATCTCTGACGGTTTGCCATCTGAGAGTCGGACACAATCCCTCCGATACTGCCTTTTGGACGGCCTTCAACTTTTCTTTTGTAAAAGGAATATCCGTAGGAGCTTTCATCCCGTGTTCTTCCCAATAGTCCTTTGATATCCACTTGGAATACAACAATGCTTCTTGGGAGTATTTCGGCTCTGGGAATGTCCAACTGGCATTGAAATCACTTCGGAATCCGACAATAATGACGCGCTGCCGGATTTGAGGCACTCCGTAATCGGCTGCATTCAACAGACGAAATACCACATTATAGGAAAGTTCGTCTGTGGAGCCGGAGGTATGGTGCTTTTCCAAAATCGCCAGATGCTCCATCCATGTCATATCGGCACCCTTTGTGATTTCCGGGTGCTGTAATTGCAACAGGATGTAGTTGAAATAGGCACTGAAAGACTTACGGAGCAGACCGCGCACATTCTCAAAGATGAACACCTTGGGCCTGACTTCACGGACGGCACGAACCGCCTCCGGGAACATATCCCGTTTGTCGTTATATGCCTGATGCTTGCCTCCGAGAGAAAACGGCTGGCAAGGAGGTCCCCCGGCAACCAACTGAATTTTGCCGGAATACCCATCGTAATGCACCGTGCGGACATCGGTCTGAAAAACCTTCCAATCCTTGATTGCAGGATAGCCGTTCTGAATGTTGTAATTCAAATTGTCGCAGGAATCCTTGTCCCACTCATAAAGAGCCGTATGATTGAACCCGGACATTTGAAGTCCGAGAGCGAGACCGCCGGTCCCGCTGAAGAGTTCAATTGAGTCCATCATAAATTGTTTCCCTTTCTGCTGTATAAGTATCATCGCTTGTTTTCTGTTATGGCATCAAGTCTCTGTCTCTTTTTCTGATTCTTGCCCAGGGACAAATTCCATAATATCGCCGACATCACAGTGTAGGGCATCGCATATCCGAAGTAAAACATCCGTATTCACATTTCCACCTTTTCCGAGTTTAGCAACGGATGTGGCACTGATACCGCTCATCTCTCGCAGAGTTTTTTTATTTATTCCACGGTCAATAAGTAGCTTGAAGAGTTTATTGTAGCTGAAGCGCATTTACATTACCTCCGTGATTATTCTGCTACATCATTATTCTACACCATTCAAGAATCCGTATCTCGCTCCCGGAACCAGTCCTTTACCGAAAGTTTCCACAACCGCCCCATGATTTTCGTAATCAAGGGTTGGAATGTGGTCAAGATTCTCGATGATAATAAGCTGTCCTTCATCCTGATGGTTCATGAAATATCGATATAGACCGGCTCGCATACTATCAGGCATTTTCTCATCCACACCATCATCAAAGCCGTGGAGAGGAGTATCAATGATAAAGATATGCGGGTCGAACTTAGCATTGGCAGCCAAATATTTCCGCAGCATCAGTATCATCACAGTATTCAGATAAGAACGATAACCTTTGCCGTGACTCGTTCCTTTATCTTCTCCGTTAACTTCAATATCAAAAGTGTTGAAGTTAAAATGTGCTTGTAGTAAGCCGGAGTAACAGCACTCCTTCAAAATGCTGTTGGCAAATTCAGACATCGTTGTGGCAAAATCATCACCAAAGTAATTTTTGGGATGATATTCCAAAGTCTTATCGCTATTCTGCTCGTTTTCGAGTGCTGTCAAATCATTTCCGAAATCGGTGGCATAGGTTTCTATCAAAGCAATTTCGCCAACAATGCGCAGATAGGACTTGTAAGCATTGACCGTATTCTGCCGTTCGGTTTCTTGCGGACGCAATTCAGTTTTGATTTTGGATTCGAGTGCATCTCGCTGCCGCTTCAAATCCTCAAGTTCGGCACGAATTTCTTTTTTTCTATCTTCAACATCATGTTCTGTTTCTTCAAGCCCGGAAAGTTGTGCTATAGTCCGTTCCATTTCCACCTTAGAAGAAGCAATGTACGATATTCTCTTACGGGGAGCGATTTTTCCATCACAGTACGGGCATTTTTCGGACTGAGGAACATCCTGATACGCCTCTTCTCCCTCAACGATAAGGGAAAGACGCTGAATGTCTGCTTTATACTGCTCCGCAAGTCGATGATAGCGAGCCAGCAGTATATCGCATTCTGCAGTGCGTTCTTCCGCATCAAGAATTGAAGAGAGAATCTTCTGGCTTTCCGCAAGCGCACGGTCAATTTTTCTCTGCGTTTCTTGCAGGGCAGCAATTGCTTGCGTTATCTGCTCCTCGACATCTGCACCATCAAATATATGTAAGTCCTTTTCAAGCTGCTCTTTTCGTCCGGCAGCATCTTGGATTTTTCGATTGACATACTCTTTTATAGCTGTTCTCCGTGCGTCTTTAATTTTTTTCTCTTCTTGCGCATCGGTTTCCGTGAATGTCCTGCCGGTAATCAGATACAAAAGAGCCGAAAGAAACAGCGTATTTTCCATATAGCGGTGCTTTGGCTCAACAATGGAATCAATATCATCTATCCGATTCTCGTCAAGGTAGAACACTCGCAGGAGATTTCGCCAAGTGAGCCGTTTCTTCTCAAAGCGTGCATTCGTAACAATCATAGTTTCCTGCTCAATGCCGATCAACTTCAGCCATACCTCATTAAGCGGAGGATTCTTCGCACCTTTGCGATAATTGACATCATAAGTACCGCTGTCAATTCCTTCTATTGTGCTGGAAACATCAACTTGATTTTTACCGACATCACGGCGCAGAGAGATTTCTCCCTTTTTATCATTGGATGCAACAATCATCGTTACACCGTCATATTTTGCACTTTCCTTAAATGGCTTATCAACAGAGCCGCCGAAAATGAAGTCAATACAGTTCGCCACACAGGTCTTCCCGCTGTCAGAACGTCCTTGGATTATCGTCAGTCCTTTACCGAAGGAAACGCTTGCATCACCTTTTGCGGCACTTTTCGCTATGACTTTTTTTATATAAAAACCTGCCACTGCGTTACCTCCTTAAAGACTCCGTGGACTGTCTGTTGATTGCATTCAACAACTGTACATCGCTATAATTTCCGTACTTCAAGCCAACAAGCCGTATCAGCTTCTTGTAACTCTCAGCATATTCTGATTTGAATCCTTCACTCATCTTTCTGCCGCTTTCCGAAATCGAGTAGAGAATACCTGTCTCATCATCCGTGACCACAACAAGCCCGTCAATAACAAGGTCTTTTATTGCGGCTTTTGTAAGATTCCGTCTTGAGGATAGTTCGCTGAATGCAAAACCGTTCTCACCATTCAGAGACCTATCCGAAATACCGAAGTCCTCGCAGTATATCGCAATAAAATCGTAAGCGGCGATTCTGTCGAGTGTAAGCCCTGTATCTGTCACATCAAGAAGCAGCACCACATGGAGCGACAGTTCAAAAGGTGTATTGAAAAGTTTATTACTCATCAACATTCACCCACGACTCAATCACGCCGTCATTCACCAGTATGTGGCAGATGCCTTTCTTCTCCAAATTGCCGATCAGGTTCCGCATCTGGCTGAGTACGGAACTATCGAGGGTAGTACTTGTAATTTTTTCAAGGACGGCGTTCAGCCTCGCATATCCGTCTTCGTAGTCTTTCCAGTAGGTTGTATTTATTCCATGCCACGCATCATCCTTTAATCTGCCGAACTCGTCTTCACCGTCATCGAAAACATCCCGGATGGAACGCTCGATGCTGACAGCACTGTAAAAGGCCATACGTTGTTCTTTGTAGTTATCGGCATATCGTCTGGGAAGAGACTGAATGTCATCTGCCGTGAAAGTATCCCTGTTCAACTTCTGTGCGTATGTTTCATACAGAGCATGAATGTAATCCATTTCATGTTTCCCAACATCATCGGGAACAAGAGCTTGATGAATCGTAATAACCTCGCCGGATATATGTAGCTTATCGCCTCTGCGCTCTATTGTCGCAGGGGCTATATTTTTTAGCTTTTTCCCTGTTTCCATGCGTTGATAGTTCAACGCGGTGACATCATCAGACAGTCCTTCCGCTCGACGTCGAATAATCTGTGCCAAAATATTGGCACAAGCTCTGCCGACCTCAGAAGGTTCAACATCAAAGCCAAACTCCGCCAGTTTGTCTTTCATATGATTAAGGGCATCAAAAGAATATGTATCTACAAAATCCGCAAACTTGGCTTCATCAATTCGTGGAGCTATAGTTGCGGCTTTTTTCTGTGAAATAAGAAGCCTGCCACTGTAATAGGCCTCCCTCGTAGATTTTCCCAATCCGTAAATCGGATTTGATGAATCATTTTCAAGAGCTACATCATCAAGGATGGCATCAATCAGGATAGCAACAAATTCGCCGGCGTTTGCTTTTTCTTCGTAGTTATGATGCATGAACTGCACGAGGTCGCAGAATTTCAAATTGATACCCTCCTTTCCTATGTAGGCATCTATATAGGCAGACATAGGCAAACCTACGGTTTTTGAAAGTCCCATTTTCTATAATTGTAAGCGTGGTAAGGCAATCGGGACGCACCGCCAGTGTGGAAGCCGAAATATTTCGTATCACATTATACCACAAGAAAACGCAAAAGTCTATATAATTTTGTGAACGCAAAACTATTTTCTTTGAGACCGTTCTAACTTTGCGTTTGCGACTGGTATCAAACCGCTGATGACCGCACGGACTGATCACCCGTGGCTCAACGGAAGTCAGCGGACAACTAAATAACAACGGCTGCCTTTTGAGCGGGTTGCCGCAGACCGAAACGGAGAATCTCTCTGTCGGGCTGTGGTTAGTTTTCTGCACCCTTTTTGCAGCCGAACCCGGAGTTCTCCGTTTCGAGAAATCGAAAATCGGAGGACTTTTTTATGACAAACAACGAAAACCAGTACACCATCTACATCCGCTCCACGAAAGAGAGCATCCCCGTCAGCAAGGAAGAATTTGATGCCTACTATCATGACATCAATATCTACCGCATCCGTCAGCAGAGGCACGGTCGCTGCGTGTGTCCCGCAAGCAAGCGGCTCACCTGCGATATGGACTGCCTGACCTGTCCCTTCCACCGCATGGGCGATATGCGTTCCCTCGATTACACCGAAACCGATGACGAAGGAAATGAAACTGCCTGGGTCGATGAAATCCCGGACGATTCGCCTTTACTTGAAGACATCATCATCGAGGCTTCCGAAATGAAAACTCTGTACGCTCGGCTTACAGAACTGATGCCGGAGGCGGTCAAAATCGGCGAGTTGCGGCTTGAGGGTTTATCAGAAGATGCCATCGGCGAACGCATCGGGATCGGCAGAAAGACCTTTGCCTACAGATTAAAAAAGGTAAAAACCGTCCTCGAAAAAGAATTCCCGGACATTTTTTGAAAAAAGTTTCCCGGATTTTTTCCGAAATGCACTCCTCATGTTCATAGGAGAGTGTAAGGAGCAAAACGATACCGCTCCTTCGGGAGGTGAAAACGAATGAACGAAGCAAAGAGAGATGCTCTGAAGCCGGAAGAAGAACTTGTTGACGTTCTGCTCGACTTCATCATCGTGTCGGCAACACTGGCAAAGAAAGTCACCCAGGCGGTGAGAGAAAAGCAAATCAAGGAAGGAGCGTACAAAGATGTCAAAAATGAGCGAACTGGATGCCGTGATCAGAGACCTGCGAACTGCGGCTGCCGCCATTAACGATGCGGCTGACGCCCTCACGGAGATGTTCAGCGGCGAAACCGCCGAAGCTCCGGCAACACCGACCGAGCCGGTTCCCACCAAAGAAGACGTCCGTGCGATCCTCGCAGAGATGTCCAGCCGTGGCTTCACCGCCCAGGTAAAGGAACTGCTCCGTCAGCACGGCGCGGCAACGCTCTCCGGCATTGACCCTTCGGAGTATGCCGCCCTCATCAAGGACGCGGAGGGACTCGAAAATGGGTAATCACGCTCTGCTTTCCGCTTCCTCTTCCCACAGGTGGCTGAACTGCCCTCCGTCCGCAAGGCTCGGTGAGAACTATGAGGACAAGGGCAGCGACTTCGCCGCCGAGGGAACGGATGCCCACAGCCTGTGCGAACACAAGCTCAAGACGGCTCTGGGCATTCCGTCCGAAGACCCCACCGAAGACCTCACCTGGTACAACGAGGAGATGGAGGAATGTGCCAGCGGCTATGCCGCCTATGTGCTTGAACTCCTCGCCGAAGCGAAGAAGGTCACGACCGACCCCATCGTGCTGATCGAGCAGCGGCTCGACTATTCCAAATATGTCGAGAGCGGATTCGGCACCGGGGACTGCGTCCTCATCGCTGACGGCACCCTCAACATCGTGGACTACAAGCACGGCAAGGGTGTGGAGGTCTCCGCAGACCACAATCCGCAGATGATGCTGTATGCCCTCGGTGCTTTGGAAATCTTCGATGCCCTCTACGACATTGACACGGTCACAATGACCATCTACCAACCACGCCGCTCCAACGTCAGCACCTATACCGTTTCGACCGCCGAGCTTCTCGAATGGGCAGAGACCGTTCTGAAGCCGACCGCCGCTCTCGCTTTCAGCGGTGAGGGTGAGTTCCATTGCGGCGAGTGGTGTCAGTTCTGCAAGGCGAAAGCGGACTGCCGGGAACGTGCAAAAGCGAACCTCGCGCTTGCCGCCTACGATTTCGCCGAGCCTCCGCTCCTCACCGATGAGGAGGTCGAAGAGGTTCTTGCCAAAGTCGATGACCTCGTCTCTTGGGCAAACGACATCAAGGAATACGCTCTGCAAGCCGCCATCAGCGGTAAGGCATGGAACGGTTGGAAGGTTGTCGAGGGACGCTCCAACCGCAAGTACACCGATGAAAGGCTCGTAGCCGCAGCGGTCATCGCCGCCGGTCACGACCCCTATGAACAGAAACTGCTCGGCATTACCGAGATGCAGAAAACGCTTGGCAAAGCCAAGTTTGACGAAATCCTCGGCCGCTTCATCACGAAGCCCCAGGGAAAGCCCACGCTCGTTCCGATGTCCGACAAGCGTCCGGCTATGAACACAGCGGCATCAGATTTTGAAAATTAAAGGAGTAAACGATTATGTCTAATAACACCCCCAAAGTCAACAACCCCATGAAGGTCATCACCGGCAAAGATACCAGATGGTCTTACGCAAACGTCTGGGAAGCCAAGTCCATCAACGGCGGCGTTCCCAAGTTCTCCGTTTCCCTCATCATCCCCAAGAGCGATACCGTTACCGTCCAGAAGATCAAGGCTGCCATCGAAGCCGCCTACCATGAGGGCGAGGCGAAGCTCAAGGGCAACGGCAAGTCCGTCCCGGCTCTCTCCGTCATCAAGAACCCTCTGCGTGACGGCGATACCGAACGCCCCGATGATCCCGCCTACGCAGGATGCTACTTCGTGAATGCCAACTCCACCACCGCTCCCGGCATCGTGGACGCTGACCGCAATCCCATCCTTGTCCGCAGCGAGGTCTACTCCGGCGTGTACGGCAGAGCCTCCATCAACTTCTACGCTTTCAACAGCAACGGCAATCGCGGTATTGCCTGCGGTCTGAACAACCTTCAGAAGATTCGTGACGGTGAACCCCTCGGCGGTAAGGCTTCGGCTGAATCCGATTTCGACACCGATGACGATGACGATTTTCTGGCATAAGGAGGGCTGAATCATGACTGAAACCATTACCACCATCCTCTGTATCGGACTCCTGTCCATCTACGCTCTTCTCGGAGTGACCTTCCTGATCCACTCCATCGCCGACATCTTCGATAATCGCCGCAGGGCGAAGCGTGAAGAAGAACGCGAAAAGCGCGACCTCGAATACCACGAGATGCGCATGAAGGAATTTAAGTAATCAACCGCCGTGGGCGGTGGGAGCGATCCTGCCGCCCTTTACGGCTATGCGAGGTGACAACTCTTGAAAACCATAAGTATTGATATCGAAACATACAGCGGCACCGACCTCGGCAAGTGCGGTGTCTACAAATACACGGAAGACCCTGACTTCGAGGTTCTGCTTTTCGGTTATGCCGTGGACGGCGGCGAAGTCCATGTGGTCGATCTGGCACTCGGCGAAAAAATACCGGCAGACATTGCCGCCTCGCTTACCGATGAGAACGTGCTGAAGTTCGCCTTCAATGCCAACTTTGAGAGGGTCTGTCTTTCCCGGCATCTCGGAATGCCCACGGGCGAATACCTCGACCCGTCTTCATGGCGATGCACGATGGTGTGGGCAGCATACATGGGACTGCCGCTTTCGCTGCAAGGTGTCGGCACGGTTCTGAACCTCGACAAGCAGAAGCTGACCGAAGGCAAGGAACTCATCAAGTATTTCTGCTCTCCGTGCGCTCCGACCAAGAGCAACGGTGGAAGAACTCGCAACCGCCCGGAGGATGCCCCGGAGAAATGGTCGCTCTTCAAATCCTACAACCTTCGTGACGTTGAGACGGAGATGGGCATACAGCAGAAGCTCACGAAGTTCCCCGTGCCGGAGTTAGTGTGGGATGAATACCACATTGATCAGGAAATCAATGACCGCGGGGTCCGTCTGGATATTCCTCTTGTAGATACTGCCATCCGTATGGATGCCGCTTCAAGACAGGAGCTGATGGACGATATGCGCCGCATCACCGAACTGGAAAACCCCAACTCGGTAACACAGATGCGGTCGTGGCTTGCCGACAACGGTCTGGAAACGGATACACTCGGCAAAAAGGCAGTCAATGAAATGCTGAAGACCGCGCCGCCGGAACTCGCCGATGCCCTTGTTCTCCGTCAGCAGCTTGCCAAGTCCTCGGTGAAAAAGTATCAGGCGATGCAGAAGGCTGTGTGTTCGGACGGCAGAGCCAGAGGGATGTTTCAGTTTTACGGTGCCAACCGTACCGGGCGATGGGCAGGCAGGCTCATTCAAATGCAGAACCTGCCCCAGAACCATCTGTCCGACCTTGCCGAAGCGAGAGGACTTGTCCGCAGCGGCAATTATGAAGCCGTGAAAATGCTGTATGAGGATGTTCCGGACACGCTGTCGCAGCTCATCCGCACCGCCTTCATTCCCCGTGAGGGTGCGATGTTCTATGTGGCTGACTTCTCCGCAATCGAAGCGAGGGTCATCGCATGGTTTGCCGGAGAGTCGTGGCGGCAGGAGGTCTTCGCCGAAGGCAAGGACATCTACTGCGCTTCGGCATCACAGATGTTCCGGGTGCCGGTCGAAAAGCACGGCATCAACGGACACCTCCGTCAGAAAGGCAAGATCGCTGAACTTGCCCTCGGCTACGGCGGCTCCGTGGGAGCTTTGAAAGCGATGGGCGCTTTGGAGATGGGCTTGACCGAAGAAGAGCTTCAGCCGCTTGTTCAGGCTTGGAGGGCGGCAAACCCCAACATCGTCAAGTTCTGGTGGGATGTTGACCGTGCCGTTCTGACCGCAGTCCGGGGCAAGACCACCACAGAGACACATGGCATTCGCTTTCTCTGCCGCAGCGGAATGCTCTCCATACTTCTTCCGTCCGGCAGGATGCTCAACTATGTCAAACCGAAAATCGGTGAAAACAGGTTCGGCGGCTCCTGCATCACCTACGAAGGTGTCGGCGGTACGAAGAAATGGGAACGGCTCGAAAGCTACGGTCCCAAGTTTGTGGAGAATATCGTTCAGGCAACGGCGAGGGACATCCTTTGCTACGCCATGAAGACCCTGCGATGCTGCTCGGTCACGATGCATATTCACGATGAACTGGTGATTGAAGCCGATCCCCGTGTATCCCTTGATGCCATCTGTGAGCAGATGGGCAGAACGCCGCCGTGGGCGAAGGGACTGCTCCTCCGGGCAGACGGTTATATCACGGAATTCTATAAGAAAGATTGAGGTAAATCCTATGGGAATAAACAAGTTCAATGCGGAGGGCTATTACGACCCTACCGCATACGAGGCAATGACAAACGTTGCAAAAGAGGAAAAAGCGTTCTTCGCATTCAGACCCGTGGTATATATCTGCTCACCCTATGCCGGAGACATAGAGACGAACGTCAAGGCGGCGCAGAGATACAGCAGATTCGCCGTGGACAGCGGCTACCTTCCCATCGCTCCGCATCTGCTGTTTCCGCAGTTCATGGAAGACGGCAATCCGAAAGAGCGGGAACTCGCTATGTTCTTCGGCAATGTACTGATGAGCAAATGCGCCGAATTATGGGTCTTCGGAGATCTGATTTCAAACGGTATGGCTGCCGAAATAGAAAGAGCCAAGCGTAAGAATTACACCATCCGATATTTTAATTCCGACCTTAAGGAGGTAACCGAAAATGCGTGACCTGCCAATCGCCTACGGCAATAGCTGCTATGCCAAGACCTGGGCGAACAAAACCACCGCATGGGAAGACCTGTGCGAAAGATTGAAAAACACTATCCGCACGACCGAAACCGTAGAGGAATATCCGAAGCTCAAAAAGGATGACCGGGACCGTGCCAAGGACAAAGGCGGCTTTGTGGGCGGTTATCTGAAAGGCAACCGCCGCAAGCGTGAGACCGTGGTATGCCGCTCCATGCTCACGATGGACGCAGACCATGCCGAGATTGGTTTTATCGATCGTTTCGCCTCGGAGTGCCGGTACTCATCCTGTCTCTATACCACCCACGGACATACACCCGAACAGCCTCGCTGCCGCATCATCGTGCCGCTGACGAGGGACATCACCCCGGACGAATATGTGGCTCTCGCCAGATACTTCGCTTCCGATTGGGGCATCGACCAGTTTGACGAATGCTCCTACAAGCCGAGCCAGCTCATGTATTGGCCGACAACTCCGGCAAACGGTGAATTCATCAGCAAGACCACCGAGGGCGAATGGCTCGATCCCGATGTATATCTCACGGCGCATCCGAACTGGAAGGACTGCTCCCTGCTTCCGACCTCCTCCCGTGAAAGCGCCGTCCGTGAGGCAAGCGGCAAAAAGCAGGAAGACCCTCTCGCCAAGCCCGGTGTGGTGGGCGCATTCTGCCGTGCCTACGGTATCGCCGCCGTGATTGAAACCTACCTCGCCGATGTATATGAGCCTTCCGCAATGGAGGGGCGTTACGACTATATCCCCGCCGACTCATCTGCCGGTGTCGTGGTCTATGATGACAAGTTCGCATACAGCCACCATGCCACGGACCCCGCCTGCGGCAAACTGCTGAACGCTTTTGACCTCGTCCGCATCCACCGCTTCGGCGATGATGACGAAAAGAAGTCCTTCAAGCAGATGACCGAACTCGCTCTCGCAGACGATATGGTCAAGGAGAATCTTGCCGCCGAGCGTATCGCTCAAGCCGGAGAGGACTTCTCCGATGATGCCGACTGGCACAAGCGGCTTCATTTCGTTCCCCGTTCCGGGGCATTGGAAAACAGCGTGTGGAACTTGAACCTCATCCTCGAAAACGACCCGGACTTACAGGGCTTCGCTTTCAACGATATGGCGAACCGCATCCAAGTCACAGGCGAGCTGCCGTGGGAACGCCCGGAAGGTAATGCTTTCTGGCGGGATGCCGATACCGCACAGCTTAAATCGCTCGTAGATATCCGTTACGGCGAATTCACCACCCGTAACTACGATGTTTCCTTTACCAAGGTGGCAGATGACCGCCATTTCCATCCTGTGAGGGATTACCTCAACGGACTCCCCAAGTGGGACGGCGTGAAGCGTGTCGAGGAACTGTTCATCAAATATCTGCAGGCTGACGATACGGAGTATGTCCGTACCGTCACGAGAAAAACCTTCGCCGCCGCTGTTGCGAGAGTCATGTGTCCCGGCATCAAGTTCGACTGCGTTCCCGTCCTTGACGGCGAACAGGGCATCGGCAAAAGCTCCATCGTAAAAGGCCTCGTCACGCCCGAATACTACTCTGAATCCCTCTCGCTGACCGATATGGACGATAAAGCCGGAGCGGAAAAACTGCAAGGCTTCTGGGTGGTCGAGATAGGCGAGCTTGCCGGAATGAAAAAAGCCGACATTGAAAAGGTGAAATCCTTCCTCTCCACCTCTGATGACAAATACCGTCCGAGCTACGGCAGAGTGGTCGAAAGCCACCCCCGCCAGTGCATCATCATCGGCACGGTCAACGGTGAACGCGGCTACCTCCGTGACATCACGGGCAACCGCCGCTTCTGGATCATCAAGGTTCATCAGAAAACACAGAAGCAGAACTGGCACTTTACACAGGCTGACCGCGACCAGTTCTGGGCAGAAGCGAAAGCCATCTGGGAGTCCGGCGAAAAGCTGTACCTCGAAGGCGATATCCTTGCCGAGTCCGAAAAGGCGCAGCGGAACGCTATGGAGGTAGATGAGCGTGTCGGAATGGTCGAAGAGTATCTGAATACGCTTCTTCCCGAAGGCTGGGACAGCATGGATGTGTATGCCCGCCGCAGTTACCTCTCCGGCGATCCGACCGCAGTCAAAGGCACCGTGGAACGCACGACCGTTTCCAATGCGGAGATATGGTGCGAATGCTTCGGCAAAAACCTCTCCGAACTCAAGGCTACGGACAGCTATGCCATCGCCGCCCTCATGACGCAGATTCCGGGATGGAAACGCGGTGCCGCCGCCAAACGACTGCCCCTCTATGGTAAGCAGCGAATTTACGAAAAAGGCTAACTGCGGAACAAGATGCGGAACAGGAACAACTTTTTCCCTTATATTCGTTCGGCGATAAAGAGATAAAGAAACACCTACACGCACGTATAGGAATATAAGGAAACGGTTGTTCCGCTCGTTCCGTTGTTCCAGAAAGGACAAATATGAAAAGCGAAAAACAGATAGAACAGAGTCTGGTCAAAGCCGTGAAAAATATGGGAGGCATCGCACCCAAGTTCGTCAGCCCCGGTTTTGACGGAATGCCCGACCGCATCGTGCTTCTCCCTCATGGGCTGATGGCATTTGTGGAAGTTAAGGCTCCGGGCAAAAAGCCCCGCCCTTTGCAGGTGTCAAGGCATGGCTTGCTTCGGCATCTCGGCTTCAAGGTGTATGTCCTTGACGATATGAACCAGATCGGAGAAATTATCGATGATATACGAACCGCATGATTATCAGAAATATGCCATCAACTTCATCAAGGAGAACCCCATCGCCGCCGTCCTGCTTGATATGGGCTTGGGTAAAACGAGCATCACGCTGACGGCAATAAACGACCTCCTTTTCGACAGCTTCGATGTACGGAAGGTTCTCGTCATCGCTCCGCTGCGAGTGGCACGGGATACATGGACTGCCGAGGTCGATAAATGGGATCATCTCCGACACCTCATCTGCTCCGTGGCTGTCGGCACCGAAGCGGAACGCAAAGCAGCTCTCGAAAAGAAAGCCCACATCTACATCATCAACCGCGAGAACGTCTCATGGCTCATCGAGGACAGCGGCATTCCGTTCGACTTCGATATGGTGGTGATCGATGAGCTTTCTTCCTTCAAGAACGGTAAAGCAAAGCGGTTCAAGAGCCTGCTGAAAGTACGACCCTTTGTAAAACGCATTGTGGGTCTGACCGGCACTCCTGCCGGAAACGGTCTGATGGACTTATGGGCAGAGTTCCGTGTGCTGGATATGGGCAAACGGCTCGGACGGTTTATCTCCAATTACCGCCTCAACTACTTCACCCCGGACAAACGCAACGGTCAGATCGTGTATTCCTACAAACCTCTGCCGTTTGCCGAACAAGCCATATACGATGCCATCTCCGATATCACCATTTCGATGAAGTCCACCGACCACCTCAAAATGCCGGAACTGGTCAGCACAGCGTACCCCGCCGTTATGAGCGATGCGGAAACGCAGACCTATGAGGATTTCAAATCCGAGTATGTGATGAAACTCGGTAAGGGCAAAGAGATCACCGCCGCTAATGCCGCCGTCCTCTGCGGAAAGCTGACGCAGATGGCAAACGGAGCAATTTATGACGAATACGGCGAATGCCACCTCATCCATGACCGCAAACTGGACGCTTTGGAAGACATCATCGAAGCCGCTAACGGAAAACCGCTTCTGGTAGCGTACTGGTATCAGTCCGATCGTGACCGCATCGAAAAACGGCTGCACGAACTGCATATCCCGTTTTCACGGATGGATTCCTCCGAGAGCATCCGCAGATGGAACAACGGCGAGTTTCCCGTTGCCCTTATCCATCCGGCATCTGCCGGACACGGGCTGAACCTTCAAAGCGGCGGCAGCACCATCGTGTGGTTCGGCATGACGTGGAGCCTTGAACTTTACAGCCAAACAAACGCAAGGCTGTGGCGGCAGGGTCAGACCGCCGATACCGTTGTGGTCATGCACATCATCACCGCCGGCACCATTGACGAGGACATTCTGAAAGCCCTTCAGCGGAAGGACAAAACGCAGTCCGCATTGATAGCGGCGGTCAAAGCAAATCTGTGACAATCTATGAAAATCCGTGCCAATCCGAGTGAACTAAAAAATTCGGAGGTACAGAATATGAACCCTTTTGAAGAACTGGCAAACGCCATAGTGATACAAGCAGCAAAGGATTACAGAGCCGCCCTGAAAAAGCTGAAGAAATATCCCAGAGATGCCGAAGCAAGGCAAATGATGAATGATTGTGAGAGTTTCTTCCGTTCCTCGTGGTACAGCACATTGACTTCAGTTGACGGAGAGCTTCTGATGCGGAAACTGCAAATGGAGGTGGCAGCATGACGGCAAAGGAATATTTGAGTCAGGCATACCGCCTCGATCAGCGTATCAACTCCAATATCGAAGAGGTCACCATGCTTCGTGAAATGGCAAGCAGCATATCCTCTCCGTCATGGGGCGAAAAGGTGCAGACTTCCCGCAGTACGGAAGCCCCCTTTGTACGGAGCCTTGAGAAGATCATGGATTTGGAGGACACCATCAACAAGGAAATCGACACCCTTGTCTGTCTGAAAAAGCAGATACGGACGGTCATAGAAGCCGTACAGAATACGGATGAGCGGCTCGTTCTCCGTTACCGCTACATCCACAACTGTACATGGGAGCAGATAGGAAACGAACTGAATGCCGATGCGAGAACCATTCGCCGCTGGCACGGCGAGGCTCTCCTCAAGGTAAAAGTCCCCGAAAATCCCATCATAATATAAATGCGCCCGAAATGTCCTGCTTTGTCCGTAGATGTCCACCGCCACATTATGGTATGATATAATTAGCAAAGAATATAAAGACGGGCCTTCGAGGGAGCAATCCTTCGAGGGCTTTTCTTATGCCCCGAAGGAGGTGAACAGATGCCAAGCAAGCCGAAACGACCGTGTTCATACCCCGGCTGTCCCAACCTATCTAACGGACAGTACTGTGAGGAACACAGGAAGATGGAGCGGAAACGCTACGATAAATACGAGCGTGATCCGAACATAAACAAAACCTACGGCAGAGCGTGGAAGCGTATCCGTGACCGCTACGCTGCGGAGCATCCGCTGTGCGAGCTGTGTCTCAAAGACGGCCGGCTTACCCCTGTCGAAGAGGTGCATCATATTCTTCCTATTTCTCACGGCGGTACGCACGATCGTTCAAATCTGATGTCGCTTTGCCGCTCCTGCCACCAGAAAATCCATCTCGAAAACGGTGACAGACACACGCATGAGTGAGGCCCCTGGGGCGGTTCAAATCTCTACGACCCCTATAGCCGGGCAGCGGCCTGGGGTCACGTGCGCGAAAAAGGCGAAATCAAAAGGGTAATTAAAGGAAGGAGGAATCGAATGCCCACGAAATCCAACAACATAGGCGGTCAGGGCGGCGCAAGACCCGGTGCGGGAAGGAAAAAATCCGCTGTAAAGGACAAGGCCGAAAACGGCAATCCCGGCGGCAGACCTCTTGAGGTTCTGGATATTCCCGAAGTCGAGGGTGTTGAAATGCCCAAGCCCCACGATTTCCTTTCTGCGGAGCAGCGTGACGGCAGCGAACTGCAGGCGAAGGAAATCTACGAGGAGACTTGGAAGTGGCTCAAGCAGATAGGCTGTGCCGCAAAAGTGTCTCCGCAGCTCCTTGAGCGGTATGCGATGTGTTCCGCTCGGTGGATTCAATGCGAAGAGATGACAAACCGAATGGGTTTTCTCTCCAAGCACCCCACTACGCAAAAGCCGATACCGTCCCCGTTCATCAACATCGGTATCAACTACATGAATCAAGCCGTGCGGCTGTGGAATGAAATATTCCAAATCGTTAAAGAGAACTGCAGCACGGAATACAGCGAAGCAACTCCGCAGGATGACCTGATGGAACGCCTGCTCCGTGCAAGGAAAGGATGACATTATGTTTGAGAAAGTAAATCCGTGCCACCCGGACAAGGTGGCTGACCGTATTGCCGGTGCCGTTGTCGATATGGCCTACGCAAGAGAAACCGACCCCAAAATCGCAGTGGAAGTTCTAATTGGTCACGGTGTGTGCCACATCATTGCTGAGACTTCCACCTCCATTGACCGTGGTGCCATTTCAGAAGCTGTCCACCGCATCGCCGGTAATCTGCTCATTGATTATGTGGAAGTTCCCCAGGATAGCATTCTGGCGGGCAACCAGAGCAAAGCGATCCACTGTGGTGACAACGGCATCTTCAAGGGTGTACCCGTGACCGAGGAGCAGAGAGTTCTGTCCGGCATTGCCCGAACCATCTACTCTGCGTTCCCCACAGACGGCAAATACATCCTCAATCAGGCTCGGCTGATTATCTGCCAGAGCAATGCCAAAACCCAGCATCTGCGTGAGGTGTATCCCCATGCAGAAATCAACCCTCTGGGTGATTGGTTCGGCGGCACCGATGTGGACACCGGGGCTACCAACCGCAAGCTCGGCAGCGATATGGCGGATTCCGTCACGGGCGGTGGTCTGCACGGCAAAGACCTCTCCAAAGCGGATGTGTCCGTGAATATCTACGCATGGCTGAAAGCCCAGGAAACCGGGAAGCCCGTGGAACTGTGCTGTGCCATCGGTGATGACGTTGTGGACGGCATCCCTTATTCTGAAATTGTGGAAACTGCCAGAGAGTACATCCGCTCGGTCGGCGGCTTCGAGAAATTCGCAGAATGGGGTCTGGTATGATGAAAACAACGACCGAAATGCAGCTCGTCCCCGTGGCGAAGCTCGTACCCTATGTAAACAATGCCCGGACGCATTCGCCGGAGCAGATAAACAAACTCCGCTCCTCACTTCGTGAGTTCGGTTTCATCAATCCCGTCATCATCGACCGTGACTTCAGTGTTATCGCAGGACACGGTCGTATCCTCGCTGCCAAGGAGGAAGGTATCACCGAAGTGCCGTGTGTCTTTGCCGACCATCTGACGGATGCGCAGAAGAAAGCGTATATCATCGCCGACAACCGTATGGCGATGGACGCCGGATGGGACGAAGAACTCCTACGAGTCGAGATTGAGGCTTTGCAGGCGGAGGATTTCGACCTCGCCCTCACGGGCTTTGACGAAAAGGAACTGTCAAAGCTGTTCGATGACGGCACCGAGGGTGAAGAGGATGACTTCGATGTCACCGCCGAGCTTGAAAAGCCCGTGTTCTCCAAGCCCGGAGATGTGTGGACGCTCGGCAGACACAGGCTCGTCTGCGGCGATTCCACAAAGCCTGAAACCTACGAGGTTCTGATGGAGGGCAAGAAGGCGAACCTCGTGCTGACTGACCCTCCGTATAATGTAAATTACAAAGGCTCTGCCGGAACGATCCAGAACGACAACTGGTCGGACGGCGAAGCCTTTTATCATTTTTTGCTCGATGCCTTTACCAATACGGAAAAGGTTATGGCAAACGATGCGTCTATCTATGTTTTCCACGCCGACACCGAAGGGCTGAACTTCCGTAAAGCCTTCTCCGATGCCGGTTTTTATTTATCCGGCTGTTGCATCTGGAAGAAACCGAGCCTTGTTCTCGGACACTCTCCGTATCAATGGCAGCATGAACCGTGCCTCTTCGGTTGGAAGAGAAACGGCAAGCATCAATGGTATGCCGACCGAAAGCAGACTACCATCTGGGAATTTGAGAAGAGCAAGAAGAACGGTGAGCATCCCACGATGAAGCCGATACCGCTTCTTTGCTATCCCATTATGAATTCCTCGATGTCGAACACCCTCGTCCTTGACCCCTTTGGTGGTTCGGGCAGTACGCTCATTGCCTGTGAACAGACCGACCGTTCCTGCAACACCATCGAACTTGACCCTAAGTTCTGCGATGTCATCGTCAACAGATACATCGAACAGGTCGGCACGAACGAGAATGTTTCCGTACTGCGTGACGGAAAAATCTATCAGTACGGTGAGGTGACGGCGAATGAGTAATATGACCCTCGGCAGTCTGTTCGACGGGTCGGGCGGTTTTCCTCTCGGAGGTATGCTTGCCGGGATAACCCCCGTGTGGGCATCCGAAATCGAGCCGTTTCCGATTCGTGTCACAACGAAGCGGCTGCCTTTTATGAAACACTACGGCAACGTGTCCGAAATGGACGGCGGCAAGGTCGAACCCGTGGATATCATCACCTTCGGTTCGCCCTGTCAGGACATGAGCGTAGCCGGAAAACGAGCGGGGCTTGAAGGGTCTCGCTCGAATCTCTTCTACGAAGCCGTCCGCATTATCAAAGAAATGAGAAAGGCCACAGGCGGCGAGTATCCGAAATGGGCGTGTTGGGAAAATGTTCCGGGCGCTTTTTCATCTTCGGGCGGCGAGGATTTTCGCTGTGTGCTTGAAAGCCTGTGCGGTGTTATCGATGAATCTGTTTCAATCCCTAAACCTAAAAAGTGGGCAAACGCAGGAGAAATCCTGGGTGACGGTTACTCCCTCGCCTGGAGAGTCCTTGACGCGCAATTCTGGGGAGTCCCCCAACGCAGAAAACGCATCTACCTTGTCGCAGATTTTACAGGCGGGTGTGCCGGAAAAGTATTATTTGAGTCAGAGGGCTTGTCTGGGTATTCTCCGCAGGGCTTCCGCTCGTGGCAAACAACTCCCGGAGATTCTTCGGATCGCTCTGGAACGGCAGGCATCGGCTTCGACGGGTACAACGGAAGCGTAACCGATGATAAGTCCGCTACCCTCGGTGTGAACTGCGGAATGTCCACCGGTCGCAACGGCGTGGTGCTGAACGACCAGGGGGGCAACCGTATGGATGTGACCGAAGACGTTACCTGCACTCTCCGCGCCGAAGCCCACCATCCTCCGTGTATATTGGAGGAAGCCGTGGCGGTCGAGAATCATCCCATGGACGGTCGAGTCAAGCTCGAAGAAAACGGAAAGGTTCAGACCTTGAGCGAACGGATGGGAACCGGCGGCAACAATGTACCGCTCGTTCTGAAAATCCGCTCCGGCTGTGAAGGCGGCGGCAAGGGTCCGCTCATCCAGACGGACAAGTCAGCGACCCTCTCGTGCAATAATGACCAGACGCTTTTCGAGCCTTGCTCCTGGGACGGCGGTCAGATCTCGCCGACCCTCACCAAACAGAATGCGGGCGGCGGTCAGCGGATGCCGGACAAGGACAATTTCAACTGCGTCCTTCAGCCCGTGACGGGGCCGCTCCTCGCAAGCGGATATGAGAAACTCGGAACGCAGGAAGCGGCGAACGGAATGTATGTCATTCAGCCCTTCGGCATCTGCTCCAAGGACTCCAACGCAATGAAGTCCTCCAACCCTCACAGCGGCATATATGAAGCGGACACCTCCCGTACCATTGATACGAGCGGCGGCAATCCTGCCTGCAATCAGGGCGGCATCGCTGTTGTTTCCATCGAAGGCAACGGCTCCCGTCCGTCCCACCGCGGTGACGGTTTCAAGGAGGGCGATACGATGTACACGCTCAATTCCGTGGAGCAACACGCCGTGGCATATTCCATGACAACGGGCAGCTTCCCGAATGTAGCAAAAGACAAAGTTCCTCCGCTTCTCGCACGGGATTTCAAGGATGCGACTGTGGTGACCGAGCCTTCCTACGGCATCGGCCGTGATGCTTTCAATCAGGGCGCGAACGCACAGTACAGACCAGCCATTGAAAGAGAGCTTCAGCCGACAATCGTGGCAAAGGGACCCGGCGCGGTGGCGCAGGATGAAGCCGGATACACCGTCCGCAGACTGACGCCGACCGAGTGCGCCCGTCTGCAGGGATTCCCGGACTGGTGGTGCGATGCTCTTGCCACAGAAAAGCCGACCGATGAAGAGGTTTATTACTGGTACAAGGTTTTCAAGACCTACACCGAAGTCTGCGGCGGCAAGATGAAATCCGATAAGCAACTCCGTTCGTGGCTTTGCAATCCGCATTCCGATTCAGCGGAATATAAAATGTGGGGCAACGGCGTGGCTCTGCCGTGCGTTTACTTCGTACTGTCCGGCATCGTGTACTATCACCAATTGAACGCCGCGTAATCGGCGCACATTCTACATCAAAAAAGTGTTGAAATGACTGGACTTTCAGGCACATCAGAGCGAATATGTCACTACTAAAAATAAAGGAGGTCATTTCAATGACAACGATCAAATTCGATGTTCCCGGCAAGAAGCGCAAGGAGCTGGTGCAGACCATCGCCGCATGGCTCGGCGAAGAAGTAATGTACATGGGCGCACCGAGCTTCGCCTACCACCTCGGCAATCAGATCATCGATCGGGACGGCAATGTCAGTCTGGTCAGACTGGATGCCGAGACAGTCGAGCGGCTGCTCGAACATCTCCACGATGAGGGCTTCGATTTCGTTTCCACCTTTTCCGATGAAGAAGAGCAGGAAGCCGCAGCGGAAGAACCCAACGAGGATTTGAGCCTCACGGTCACGATGCCGAGAGACTTCTTCACCGACAGCCAGCTTGACAATCTCGAAAAGCTGATCGCCGCGAAAGCCCCTCTCCTCAAGGAAGCACTCAGCGTGACGGAGCTTCCCGTCAGCATTACCGATGAGACGGTTTCCTTCCCCTGGTTCAAGGACGATATTGATGCGGAGCATTGCGCCGCATACACGAGCCTTATCACCGCCCTCTGCCGGATGGCGAAGGAAGCCAAGCGAGTCAACGCAAAGGAAAAGGAAACCACCAACGCCAAGTACGAGTTCAGATGCTTCCTGCTTCGACTCGGCTTCATCGGTGATGAATTCAAGACCAACCGTAAGATTCTGCTTGAGAAGCTCTCCGGCAGCTCGGCGTTCAAGTCCGGCAAGGCAAAGGGGGCGGCGGTATGTGGGGAGTAAGCAAAGAGACCCTCGCTTCCTTGCGGGAGCGTTTTCCAAAAGGCTGCCGTGTGGTACTTACCCACATGAGCGATCCTTGGAACACGAAGCTGACCGAAGGCTGCGAAGGCACGGTCACCTCTGTTGATGACATTGGAACGATACACGTTGCATGGGACTGCGGTTCTTCTCTCGGTGTGGTTTACGGTGAGGACTCCTGCCGTCGGATAGACGGCTGAAACCCCCATAACATACACAAATTATGCCCTGAAATCTGCCCGAAAGATCGTGTAGTATATATCTCCGAATTGACTGGATATAGTGTGCTTTCAGAGTTAATATACACACACCGAAAGGGAAAAACAAAGGAAATGAGGGCAAAACAATGAGCGAAAAGACTGAAAGACAGACCGCCGAAATGAAGAAGCAGACCATCGGGGTCGAGGTTGAAATGAATAACATCAGCAGAGAAAAAGCGGCGAAGGTCGCAGCCGAGTTCTTCGGCACGGGCAGACATGAATACACCGCCCGCCGGAACGGCTACAGCACCTGGTCGGCTTGGGACACCCAAGGCAGAGAATGGAAATTCTCAAAGGACGTCAGCATCGCCGGTCCCGATGATGAGAAATGCGAACTGGTCACCCCGATCCTCCGCTACGAGGACATGGACGCCTTGCAGGAACTCATCCGGCAGCTCCGCCACGCCGGGGCAAAGAGCGATTCGACCAGAGGGTGCGGAGTTCACATTCACATTGGTGCGAACGGCCACACGCCGCAGACCCTCCGCAACCTCGCCAACATCATGGCAAGCCACGAACGTCTCCTCGCCGATGCCCTTGCCCTCGACAGAGGCCGCATGAGCCGCTACTGCAAAACGGTCGACCCCCACTTCCTTGAACAGGTCAACCGCAAAAAGCCCAAGACGATGGCGAAACTTGCGGACGTTTGGTACGGAAGTCAGGGTGAAAGCTACGGCAGAGACCAACACTACAACGGAAGCCGCTACCATATGCTCAACCTCCATGCCACCTTCACCAAAGGCACGGTCGAGTTCCGGCTCTTCCAATTTGACGCACCTGCGGACGGCAAGCAGAACGGGCTTCACGCCGGACAGCTTAAGAGTTACATTCAACTTTGCCTCGCCCTTTCCCAAATGGCGAAGGAAGTCCGCACCGCAAGCCCCAAGCCGCAGCAGACCGAAAACCCCAAGTACGCAATGAGAACCTGGCTCCTCCGCCTCGGATTTATCGGCGAGGAGTTCGCAACCGCAAGAGACCTCCTTACAAAGAGGCTTGACGGCGATACCGCTTTCAGACACGGCAGAGCCTACTGCTGAACGAAACGGAACGCCCCACCGACCGCCGAGTGCGGTCTTAAGGTGGTAGAAGCCAATTTGAAAGGAGTTATTTTTATGGCTAAAAAGTATTACATCGCTTACGGAAGCAACCTCAATGTGCGGCAGATGCTTCACCGCTGTCCAACGGCGCGAATCATCGGGACGGCAGAACTGGACGGTTGGCAGCTTCTTTTCAAGGGAAGCAAGACAGGGTCTTACCTTACCATTGAGGAAAAAGACGGCTCGACCGTTCCCGTTGCCGTGTGGGAGATTACCGACAAGGACGAGATTGCACTTGACCACTATGAGGGCTTCCCAAACTTTTATTACAAGCGTGAGCTGCCTATCACCTTCGTAGGTATCCGCACGGGCAGGGTTCGCACCCGGACGGCTATGGTCTACATCATGCACGAAGGCCGACCCCTTGGAATGCCTTCTCGGATGTATGTAGATACCTGCGCGGAAGGCTACCGATACTTCAATTTTGACATCGGTTTCCTGGTCGATGCAATAAATAACAGCAAGGAGGACAATCAATGAAAACGAATGAATGCAGAAACGCCGTCTGCCCCAAGTGCGGAAAGACCTACGCAGGGCATCCGGCGCTTTCCCGAGCTGACAACACAACCCTTATCTGCCCAGACTGCGGTGTTCGTGAGGCTCTTGAGAGCTTGGGTGTACAGGCAAAGGAACAGGATGAAATCCTCGCCACCATTCACCGCTACATAGATGACAAATAAGATAACTCTCAACGGAGCATGAGCCGAAAGGCTCTGTTCCTCGTTATGAAGGTCGCAACGACAGCGGTGGTGGCTATTTTTTTATGCTTTTTTTCAAGGAGGTGACCGCTATCAGAAAACTGAAAAAGTACAAGCCGACCCGCTTTATGGCGAAAGGCTCACATTACGATAAGGAAAAAGCCGACTTTGCGGTCAACTTTATTGAGTGCCTCTGCCACACAAAAGGTACATGGGCGGGAAAGAACTTCGAGCTTATTGATTGGCAGGAGCAAATCATCCGTGATGTGTTCGGTACGATAAAAGCAAACGGCTATCGACAGTTTAATACCGCCTTCATTGAAGTTCCGAAAAAGAACGGCAAGAGTGAACTTGCCGCTGCGGTCGCTCTGCTTCTTCTCTGCGGTGACGGTGAGCAACGAGCCGAAATATACGGCTGTGCCGCTGACCGCAATCAGGCAAAAATCGTATTTGATGTAGCCGTGGATATGGTTCGCTTCTGTCCGGCTTTGGAAAAGCGTGTGAAGATCACCGAGTCCCAGAAAACCATAGAGTATCTGCCTACCAAGAGCAAATATCAAGTCCTGTCGGCAGATGTTGCAAACAAGCACGGCTTCAATACACACGGTGTTATTTTCGATGAGCTGCACACACAACCGAACCGAAAGCTCTACGATGTTATGATCCAAGGCTCCGGCGATGCGAGAATGCAGCCGCTGTACTTTCTTATCACGACTGCCGGAAATAACACCGAAAGCATCTGCTATGAGGTACATCAGAAAGCCCTCGACATTATCTCCGGCAGAAAGATCGACCCTACTTTCTACCCGGTCATTTTCGGTGCTGGTATGGATGAGGACTGGACAGACCCCAAAGTGTGGAAAAAAGCAAATCCCTCCCTCGGTGAGACCATTGGCATCGACAAGGTGCAAGCCGCCTGCGATTCCGCAAAGCAGAACCCCGGCGAGGAGAACGCTTTTCGGCAGCTCCGTTTGAACCAATGGGTCAAACAGAGCATCCGATGGATGCCTATGGATAAATGGGACAAATGCGCCTTTACCGTTAACGAGGATGATCTTGAAGGCCGTGTATGTTACGGCGGTCTTGACCTGTCCTCCACAACGGATATCACGGCATTTGTCCTTGTATTTCCTCCGGCTGATGAAGATGAAAAATACATCATTCTCCCATACTTCTGGGTGCCGGAGGAAACGCTCGAACTGCGTGTGCGACGCGACCACGTGCCGTATGACCTGTGGGAACGACAGGGCTTTGTCATGACCACGGAGGGCAACGTCGTTCACTACGGATTCATTGAGAAGTTCATCGAGAACCTCGGTGAGCGCTTTAACATCCGTGAGATTGCTTTCGACCGATGGGGAGCCGTGCAGATGGTGCAGAACCTTGAGGGTATGGGCTTCACGGTCGTTCCTTTCGGGCAGGGGTTCAAGGATATGTCCCCGCCCACTAAAGAACTTATGAAACTGGTTCTCGAAGAGAGGCTTGCCCACGGCGGACATCCCGTTCTCCGCTGGATGATGGACAACATCTTCATCCGCACCGACCCGGCTGGGAACATCAAGCCGGACAAAGAAAAGTCCACAGAGAAGATTGACGGTGTTATCGCTATCATTATGGCTCTCGACCGAGCCATTCGGTGCGGCAACGATACCAGTGCCTCGGTCTACGATGACCGGGGTATTTTGTTTATCTGAAGGGAGTGATTCAATATGGGGATTTTCTCTGGCCTGTTCAAATCCAGAGACAAGCCTGAAAACCGAACTGCTGGAAGTTCCTATACCTTCTTCATGGGCGGCACGACTTCCGGCAAAACAGTCACCGAACGGTCTGCCATGCAGATGACCGCCGTGTATTCCTGCGTCCGTATTCTTTCAGAGGCGGTAGCGGGGTTGCCGCTTCACCTGTATCGCTACAAAGAGGATGGTGGAAAAGAGAAAGCCCTCGACCATCCGCTGTACCGTCTGCTCCACGATGAGCCGAACCCGGAAATGAGTTCTTTTGTATTCCGGGAGACCCTCATGACCCATCTGCTTCTTTGGGGCAATGCTTATGCACAGGTCATACGCAACGGCAAAGGCGAGGTCATCGCACTATACCCGCTGATGCCGAACAAGATGTCTGTGGACAGAGATGAAAACGGCAGGCTGTACTACACCTATTATCGCGGCTCAGATGAAGCTATAAAAAGCAGAGACTTCGCGGTAACACTTCAGCCATCGGATGTACTGCATATTCCCGGCTTGGGCTTTGACGGTCTGGTAGGCTACAGCCCCATTGCGATGGCAAAGAACGCTATCGGCATGGCTATTGCCTGCGAGGAATACGGAGCCAAGTTCTTTGCAAACGGCGCGGCTCCCAGTGGTGTTCTGGAACACCCAGGCACTATCAAAGATCCGCAGCGTGTGCGTGAAAGTTGGCAGTCTACCTTTGGCGGCAGCGGAAACGCAAATAAGATCGCTGTTCTTGAGGAAGGCATGAAATATACGCCTATCGGCATCTCGCCGGAACAGGCACAGTTCCTTGAGACCCGTAAATTCCAAATCAATGAAATTGCTCGAATTTTCCGAATCCCGCCTCACATGGTGGGTGACCTGGAAAAGTCGAGCTTTTCAAATATTGAGCAGCAGTCTCTTGAATTTGTCAAATATACCCTCGACCCCTGGGTTACCCGTTGGGAGCAGTCAATTCAGCGAACGCTCCTGTCCCATGATGAAAAGGCTGTTTATTTTGCGAAGTTCAATCTGGAGGGGCTGCTTCGTGGCGATTATCAAAGCCGCATGAACGGCTACGCCATCGGTCGCCAGAACGGTTGGATGTCCGCCAATGACATCCGTGAACTGGAAAACCTCGACCGCATCCCTGCGGAAGAGGGCGGCGATCTTTACCTCATTAACGGCAATATGCTCCCGTTGCGTGATGCCGGGGCTTTTGCAAATACAACCCCTAACAATAGCGGAAAGGAGGAAAACCCCGATGAAGAAGTTCTGGAAGTGGAAGAATCAGGCACAGACGGAGACGGCTCCGGCGGAGAGGACTCTGTTCTTGAACGGCACAATCGCCGAGGAAAGTTGGTTTGACGATGATGTCACGCCCCAGCTTTTCAAGGATGAACTTATGGCAGGTTCCGGCGATATCACCGTCTGGATCAACAGCCCCGGTGGTGACTGTGTTGCCGCCGCCCAAATCTACAATATGCTGATGGATTACAAGGGTAATGTCACGATCAAGATTGACGGCATCGCTGCCTCCGCAGCATCCGTTATTGCTATGGCAGGCACCAAGGTTCTGATGTCCCCGGTGTCCATGATGATGATCCATAACCCTATGACCGTTGCTTTCGGTGACTCCGGCGAAATGCAGAAGGCAATCGAAATGCTCGGCAGCGTCAAGGATTCCATCATCAATGCTTATGAGATCAAGACTGGGCTGTCCCGTGCAAAGTTGTCCCACCTCATGGATGCTGAAACCTGGATGGACGCAAACAAAGCCGTGGAACTCGGATTTGCCGATGAGGTGATGAAGCGTCCCGGCGACACCGAGGGTATGGACGCGCCTACTGTATCCATGCTGTATTCCAAGGCCAATGTGGTCAATACCCTTATGGACAAAATCGCCGCCAAGTGTGCGATTGAACCGAAACCCACTCACAAACACAGAGCCGATGACATGATGGAACGGCTCAATCTTATCAAAAACTGGAGGTAATTTATTATGACAATCAACGAACTGCGCGCAAAGCGCAATCAGGCTTGGGAAGCCGCAAAGGCCTTTGTAGAAACCAAGCGTGACAAGGACGGTCTGCTTTCCGAGGAGGATGCCAAGACCTATGCCCAGATGGAAAAGAGGGTTCAGGACTATGGTGCTGAAATCGAGCGTATGGAAGCCATGTCCGCTATGGACGCCCAGCTTTCCAAGCCCACTTCTTCTCCCATTACCGAAAAGCCCATGAATGGCAACGGTGTAAAGGGTCAGATGGCTAAGACCGGCCGTGCTTCCAATGAGTACCGAAAGGGAATGCTGACCGCACTTCGCAGCAACTTCCGACAGGTTAGCAATGTCCTCCAGGAGGGCGTTGATGCTGACGGCGGCTACCTCGTTCCCGAAGAGTATGACAGCAGACTGATTCAGTCCCTTGGCGAGGAGAACATCATGCGCCGCCTGGGTCATGTCATCACCACCAGCGGTGAACACAAAATCAACATCGCTGCAACCGCTCCTGCCGCCGCTTGGATCGAGGAAGGCGGTGCGCTCTCCTTTGGTGACGCCAAGTTCGACCAGATTCTTCTGGACGCTCACAAACTCCATGTTGCGATCAAGGTGACCGAGGAACTGCTCTACGACAATGCTTTCAACCTGGAAGACTATATCTTGGAGCAGTTTGGCAAGGCGCTGGCAAATGCCGAAGAGGACGCTTTCCTGAACGGCAGCGGTGTCGGTCAGCCCCTCGGTCTGTTTGCCGAGAGCGGCGGCGGTCATGTGGCAGGAACACTGACTGCCGCATTGAAGAGTGATGACCTTATCAGCCTCGTTCACGATCTGAAGCGTCCTTACCGCAAGTCTGCGGCATTCATCATGAACGACAAGACTATTGCCCAGATCCGCAAGCTGAAGGACAACAACGGTGCCTACATCTGGCAGCCCTCCTATCAGGCCGGTGAGCCGGATCGTATTCTCGGCTACACGGTCTATACCTCTGCATATGCCCCGGAGGATGCCATCGCCTTTGGTGACTACAGCTACTACAACATTGGCGACCGTGGTACTCGTTCCTTCAAGCAGCTCACTGAACTGTTCGCCGGCAACGGCATGATCGGCTATGTTGCCAAGGAGCGTGTTGACGGCAAGCTCATCCTGCCCGAAGCTGTTCAGATTCTCAAGCTGAAAACTGAATAAGGAAGGTGGTGGCGGTGATGGATGCTTTGCTTGAAAAAGTAAAACAGAATCTGATTCTCGACCATGCGGCGGATGATGCATTGCTGAAGGGCTACATCACCGCCGCTGTTTCATACGCAGAAAGCTATCAGCATATTCCGGCAGGCTTTTACAGTGAGAACGCTATGCCGCCCACCACCGAACAGGCGGTCATTATGCTGTCGTCCCACTTCTATGAATCCAGGGACGGCAGCACGGGCGGTTTCTTTGCGGACAATGTTCAAGCAAGTCAGCAGGTCTGGAATACCGTTAATCTTCTTTTACGGCTCGACCGGGATTGGAAGGTGTGACCATGAGTTATGGAAAAATGAACGGATTTGCGGATATCGTCATAGCCCGCAGGGTGAAAGACCCGGAGGGGTTTGCCACCACCGCTTATGATTGCCTTGCCTCCGTCCGGGTATACCGGGAGGGTCGGCATGGCAGCCAGCGGTGGGCAAACCTCGCCGCCTTCACCACCGCCACCGACCTCTTCCGCTTCCGTGCCATTCCCGGAATGACCATCACCACCGACCACATCATTCTCTCCCAAGGGGAGAAGTTTGAAATCGTGTCGGTGGAGGATGTAAAAGGTCGTGGAATGTATGTGGAGGTTCTGGCGAAAAAGGTGGTGGCTACCGATGGCTAAAGTACAGATGATGATGCCGGAGGGGTTTCTTGATCGGCTTTCCAAACTCGGTAATCAGTCTGATGCGATTGCCGAGAAAGTGTTGAAAGCAGGTGGCGAAGTTGTCTTGGCAAAGGTGCAAAGCAACCTCTCATCGGTGATTGGACGAGGCACAAAACACGACTCCCGTTCCACAGGCGAACTGGAACGCTCCATTGGTCTGTCTCCGGCAAAGCTGGACAGGGACGGCAACCATAATGTCAAAATCGGCTTCGTTGACCCCCGTTCTGATGGTGACAGCAATGCAAAGATTGCCAACATCCTCGAATACGGCAAGCACGGTCAGCCCGCAAAGCCCTTTCTGAAACCAGCAAAACGCGCCAGTAAGTCAGCCTGTGAAGAGGCTATGAAACGCGCTTTTGAAGAGGAGGTCGGTAAGCTGTGAGCCTTTTGGCAGATATTCATTCTGCAATGAAATCCCTGGGGATACCCGTAGAAACGGGTGTTTTTACGGATAAAGCCCCGGATGAATATGTGGTCGCAGTACCGCTTGTCGATACCTTTGACCTTTATGCCGATAATGACCCCGGTGTAGATGTGCAGGAGGTGCGTCTCTCCATTTACACCAAGGGCAATTACACGGCACTCAAAAACCGCATCGTCCGAAAACTGCTCTCCTGCGGCATCACCATAACCGGGAGGCAATACATCGGATACGAAACTGAAACCGGCTACCACCACTACAATGTGGATGCCGCCAATTACTACGAAATGGAGGAATAAGTCATGGCTACGATTGGTCTTGATAAACTGTTCTACGCTAAAATCACGGAGGATAACGAGGGCATTGAGTCCTACGGCACTCCGTCCCAACTGGCCAAAGCGATGACCGCAGACCTTTCTGTGGAACTTGCCGAGGCAACCCTGTACGCAGATGATGGTGCTTCCGAAATCGTCAAGGAATTCAAGTCCGGCACACTGTCCCTCGGTGTTGACGATATCGGCCCCACAGTGGCATCCGACCTTACCGGGGCTACCATTGACAAAAACGGTGTTGTGATTTCTGCCGGAGAGGATGGCGGTGAGCCTGTCGCCATCGGTTTCCGTGCAAAGAAGTCCAACGGCAAATACAAGTACTTCTGGCTCTACAAAGTGAAGTTCGGTATCCCTGCAACGGCACTGGCTACCAAGGGTGATTCCATCACCTTTAACAGCCCTACCATCGAGGGCACCATTCTTCGCCGTAACAAGCCGGATGCCAAGGGGCATCACCCCTGGAAAGCCGAAGTCACCGAGGGTGATCCCAAGGTGAACGCGGCTACCATCACCAACTGGTATCAGGAAGTGTATGAACCTTCCTTCGATGCCGTTGAAACCAACTAATCAGGGAGGACTGACTTATGGATATGGAACGCTCTGCAAACATCACCATTGGTGATGAGGAATACACCCTGCTTCTGACCACCAAGGCTACCAAGGAGATCGCCGGACGCTACGGCGGTTTGGAAAACCTTGGTGACAAGCTGATGAAGTCCGAGAACTTCGAGATGGCTATCGGTGAGATTGTGTGGCTGATCACGCTTCTGGCAAACCAGTCCATCCTGGTTCACAACCTCAAGCATAAAGATGCCCCCAGAGAACTGCTCTCGGAAGATGTGGTGGAACTGCTCACCGCACCCGCCGATCTTGCGACCTATAAAGCCGCAATTACCGAAGCTCTCTACAGAGGCACCAAACGCAATATCGAAAGCGAGACAACCTCAAAAAACGCGCAAGTCGGGTAACGGTTTCTGACGAAGAACTGTTTACCCGGCTTCTTTATTACGGTCTTGCCCATCTGCATCTGTCACAGGATGAGGTGTGGCTGATGCCGTTTGGATTGTTGCTCGACTTGTGGGAGTGCCATAAGCAGTATAACGGACAGGCTACCCCGGCACATGAACACTTTATCGATGATATTATCCCGGACGGCATTTAAGGAGGTGACGGTATATGGCAGATAATTTCGGTCTGAAAATCGGGCTGGAGGGCGAAAAGGAATTCAAGAAGGCTTTGAGCGAGATCAACCAGTCTTTCAAGGTTCTCGGTTCTGAAATGAAACTCGCCACCTCCCAGTTCGATAAGAATGACCAATCTGTGCAGGCACTCACTGCACGGAATACCGTACTGAACAAGGAAATCGAAGCACAAAAGCAGAAAATCGAGACGCTTCGTGCCGCACTCAAAAATGCTGCGGAATCCTTTGGTGAAAATGACCGCCGGACACAGAACTGGCAGATTCAGCTTAACAATGCCGAGGCCGCTCTGAACGGCATGGAGCGTGAACTGAAGGACAACAACGAAGCCCTCGAACAGGCTGAAAACGGCTTTGATGAGGCAGGCAAAGAAGCCGATGATTTCGGCAAAGAAGTAGGCAAAGCCGGTGATGAAAGCGAAGATGCCGGCGGTAAGCTGAAAAAAGTCGGAGAAATTGCGGGGGATGTCGGCAAAGCAATGGCTGCCGCTGTGGCGGCCATAGGCACAGCCGCTGTGGCTGCCGGAAAAAAGCTGTGGGATATGTCAAATGATGTTGCGGCCTTTGGCGATAACATCGACAAGACATCCCAGAAAATCGGCATCAGCGCAGAATCGTACCAGGAATGGGACTATGTATTTCAGCGGTGCGGCAGCGATGTCAATAACCTGCAGACCGGCATGAAAAAACTGTCGGGTGTAATCACAGATGCCGCTTCCGGTTCGGATTCTGCCGCCGAAAAGCTGTCGGCAGTCGGTCTTTCCATTGACGACCTAAACGGCAAGAGCCAGGACGAACAGCTTTCCATCGTAATATCTGCTCTTCAGAAAATGGAGAGTGGCGCGGAGAGAACGGCAGTAGCCAATGACCTGCTCGGCAAATCCGCAGTGGATATGGCTGCTGTACTCAATATGTCTGCTGAAGAAACGGAAGCACTAAAGCAGGAAGCGCAGGACTATGGAATGGTTATGAGCAACGAAGCCGTAGCCGCTTCTGCTGCTTTTGAGGACAGCCTTACAAGGCTTCAAGGCACGATGGGTGGACTCAAAAACCGCATGGTCGGTGAACTGCTTCCGGGCATTACACTGATAATGGATGGTCTTTCCGACCTCGTTGCTGGAAATGAGGAAGCCGGAGAAAAGCTGAAGTCCGGCGTTGTCTCCGTGGTGGAAACCGTGACTGAAATGATACCGCAGGTGGTAGAACTGATTACCATGATTGCCACCGCAGTATTGGAGTGTGCGCCCGCTATTATCAGTGCCCTTGCAGAGGGAATAATTAATGCCATTCCTACGCTTCTGCCCGTTGTCCTGCAAGTCATCCAGGAACTGGTGGCGGCACTTTTGGAACTTCTTCCTCAGTTGATAGAAGCGGGTGTGCAGGTCATAGCATCCCTCGTGACCGGCATTGCCAACGCACTTCCTACGCTGATTCCGGCAGCAGTACAGGCTATCGTCACAGTCGTGCAGGGGTTGGTGGACAGCTTGCCTCTCATTTTGGATGCGGCATTGCAACTGATTACAGGGCTGGCGCAGGGCATTCTGGATGCCTTGCCGATTTTGATTGCGGCTCTGCCGGAAATCATCAACGGAATCATTACCTTCCTGCTGGATTCCATTCCGCAGATCATCGAAACAGGCATACAACTCCTGACCTCGCTGGTAGCGGCACTGCCGGACATCATTATGGCTATCGTGGAGGCAATCCCGAAAATCATTGATGGTATCATCAACGCCGTACTGAATGCCATTCCGCTCATAATCCAGGCGGGTATTGACCTGCTGATTTCTTTGATTCAAGCCTTACCGCAAATCATCACGACCATCGTGCAGGCAATACCGCAGATTATCTCTGGCATCGTCAACGCCCTCATCGGGAACATCGACAAGATTATCATGGCCGGTGTGGAACTGTTCGTTGCCTTGATTGAGAACCTGCCGACCATCATCGAGGAAATTGTCAAAGCGGTACCTCAAATCATTACGGGTATCGTGAAAGCATTCGGCTCTCTGATGTACAAAATCGTGGAGATCGGCGGCAATATTGTAAAGGGTCTGTGGGACGGTATTACCCAGCTTGCTTCGTGGCTGTGGGACAAGGTTTCCGGGTGGATTTCCTCCATCTGGGATGGCATTTGCGATTTCTTCGGCATCCATTCGCCCTCGAAAGAGATGGCATGGGTCGGTGAAATGCTGGTCAAGGGTCTTGCCGGCTCCATTGACGATAACGGCGATGAAGCAGTCAAAGCTGCCGAGGGTATGGCTGACGATATCAACGGCGTTATGGGAGACCTCGCCCACGATATGCAGACGGCATTGCCCACAGATTTCAATGTGGACGGCAGTATCAGCGGTGCCATGTCCTCTGCCGCAGGCGGCAAGGTACAAAGCGGTTTGCAGTTGGTACTGAACGTTACGAACTTCAACAATTATTCCAGCGAGGACATTCAGCAGCTTACCAATGAAATCATGGTGACTGCCGGTCAGTTTGCGAAACGGAAAGGGGTGGTATTTGCGTGAATTATTTTGAGTATAAGGGCATCCGCTCCTCGGATATGGGTCTGCGGATTGAGAGCAAGAATGTGTTTTCAGCTCCGAAATATGATGTGGACTTTCTGGAAATCCCCGGCCGTGACGGTGATCTGATTGCCGGAAACGGAAGATTTCCCAATGTGCAGGTGACCTACTCGGTATTTCTTCCGGCAAAGACCATCTCGGAACTGTCCCGGAAAATCACGGCTGTGAAAGCATGGCTGTATTCCGGGCTTGACAGCTATCATACGCTGTCCGACACCTACGATACAGCTTTCTTCCGTCATGCCGTGTATGCCGGAAAACTGGATATCGAAGATGAAATGAACAGGATCGGCATTTTTACGGTCAGCTTCTCCTGTAAGCCTTACCGATACGATGACGCAGGTGCGGTCAGCACTACGCTGTCTGCATCCGGGGATGTGCTGATGAATCCATATCCCTTCATTAGCCGCCCCATTCTTCGTATCGAGGGTGACGGCAAGGGAACGCTGACCATCCAATCCGAGGGCAACAACGCCACCTGGAACTTTAGCACCATTGACGGATATGTGGAGGCAGACTCCGAGCAGATGAACTTCTACAAGGATGCCGAACCAAAGAACGACACCGTATCCGGCAATGGGTTTCCGCTGTTGTATCCCGGAGAGAATACCATTTCCTATTCCGGGGGTATTACGGCGGTGTCGGTGATTCCAAGGTGGTGCTGCGTATGATCCCGATACTGTATAAAGCAAATGCAGCTGATTTTACCACCTTCGGCATCGGTGTCCTCAAGGACTGCACATCCTGTGAGGTCACCGAGGAGCGAAACGGCGCATTTGAATGTGTGCTGAAATACCCCATCACCGGCGCTCTTTACAAGGAAATCTGCACGGAGCGTTTGGTGAAGGCAAAGCCCAATGACACTTCCAAAGACCAGGTGTTCCGCATTTACCGTGTGACAACGCCCATCAACGGCCAGATTACGGTGTATGCCCAGCACATTTCATATGACCTTTCCAATGTTGCCGCCCTCCAATGGTCGGCCGATTCCATTTCACCGAGCCTTGCAATGGAGCGGGTATTCCAGAACACCGCCACACCACATAACTTCACCTGCCAGACCGACTACTCGGCGGCAAAGCCATTCTCGGTATCGAAACCACAGAGCGTCCGCGCCTGTCTCGGTGGTGCGGCGGGATCGTTTCTCGATTTGTGGGGCGGTGAATTTGAATGGGACAACTTTAAGGTCATCCATCATCAAGGCAGAGGCAAGCATACGGGTGTGGTCATTGAATACGGCAAAAATCTCACGGATTTGGAGCATGACAATGAAAACACCGATGTTTATACCGACCTTCTGCCTTATGCCATTGTGACGGCAGAGGACGGCACAGAAACAGCGGTCACGCTGCCGGAGGTGCTTCTGCCCATTGCGGACACCTCGTTGGTGCAGCGAAAAACCCTCATCCGGGATTTCACCGAGTATTTCGATGAAGAGAACCCGGTCACCGAGGACGGTCTCCGCGCCTATGCCAACAACTACCTCAAAAACAACCCCTTGGGCATCGCAACCCCTACGCTGACTGTTGCCTTTGAACCGCTCTGGAAACAGCCGGAATATGCCGCTGTTCTGGAGCGTGTGTCCCTTTGCGATACGGTCTTGATTCGCCACAGTCTGCTGGGCATCTCCACTAAAGCCAAGGTCATCACCACTGAGTATGACTCCCTGGCTGAGAAGTATGTGTCCATCACCCTGGGTTCCGCGAAAGCGAATCTGCTGAACAATGTCAGTTCTGCCGAAGCTGCCGCCGAGGACGCCGCCGCAAAGGTCGACCGTTTCCCGGTGCTGATGAACGCGGCGATCAAAAACGCCACGGGGCTGATCACCGGGCAGACCGGCGGCTATGTGGTTATCCACACCGACAGCGAAAGCGGAAAACCCTATGAGCTGCTGATTCTGGACGCTCCGTCTATTGAAGAGGCAGTCAATGTATGGCGGTGGAATGTGGGCGGTTTGGGCTTTTCCGGGAACGGCTACAACGGTCCCTACGAAACTGCCATCACCGCTGACGGTCAGATCGTAGCCGACTTCATTACTTCCGGCTCGTTGGTGGCGAACATCATCAAAGCCGGTGTAATCCAGTCCCAAGACGGTTCGTCCTATTGGGACTTGGAGACCGGCGAGGTGGTTCTCCGGGCTTATGCAACCACAGAGACTGTGGAGCAGGTTTCCGACCGCATTACCACCATTGAGGAGCAGAAGATGTACCGCCTGGTCATCTCGTCCTCAAACGGTAATATCTTCAAAAACGGCAATATCAAAACCACGCTGTATGCCACGGTGTTCTCCTGGGATGAGAATATCACTGACACCCTTGATGATAACCAGTTCATCTGGACGAGGGTATCGGATGACCCGGAAGCAGATGCAGTGTGGAACGCAGACCATTTTGGTGGAGCAAAGTCCATCGAAATTACATCCGATGATGTTGAGGTAAGGGCAACCTTTTTCTGTGACCTCATCGACACTACAACACGCAGAAGTCTGCTATAACGGAGGAATTCATTTGGCACAAGAACCCACAAGCGGAACAGAAACAGTTTCGCCCAATCAATCTACTACACAGGAGGCTACTCATATGAGCAAAGCACAAGGTCAGTTTACGATTATTGACTACAATGACGCCCTTACCCTTACAGGGTACATCGGCTCCAATCTGGCAAAAACCCAGATGTTCAACCCGGACAACGATACCTACACCCCAGACTGGTCGGATACCAATCTGGTTTTGACTCCCAGCCTGTATATCATCGGCACAACCACCGACCAGATTACTTCCGCATCGGTCACCTCGGTTAAGTGGTACATCGGCAGTTCCACGACTGCCATTACTTCTTCCGGCAACTATGCACTCTCCGGTTCCAAGAGCCACATTCTTACCATCAAAGGCAATGTGATGGCAGGACTTCCGGGTATCGACTACCGCTGCGTGATCACCTACAAGGATTCGTCCACCGGCCTGTCCATTACCCACCCGCTGACCATTTCTTTCTCCCGCGTGGTCAACGGTTCCGGCATCACCGATCTGCTCGTCACCACCCCCAACGGAAATGTGTTCAAAAACACGGAGGTGGCAAGCCTGACCGCAAAAGCGGAACTGTGGCGCGGCAGCACCGTGGACACCACCAATGTGACCTACAAGTGGGCCATTATGGATAGTTCCGTAACCTCCAGTTCTTCCAGCGGCTATGATGCTGCCTTTGGGATTGGCTGGAGAAAACTGTCCGATACCACGGGGATGTTCACCGGCACCGCCACGGCAACGATTACTGTATATGCCGCCGCTGTGGACAGTTATGCGGTATTCAAGTGTGTCGCAACGGACTCGGATTCTACTTCCAGCACCTATAACAGCTCCTTCACCGATGTGGCTACCTTCATCGACAATTCCGATCCTATTCAGATTGTCATTACTTCCACAGGTGGTGATGTGTTCAAAAACGGTCAGGGCAGCACCGTGCTGACCGCAGTCTGCTATCAGGCAGGCGCAGAAATCGACGCGGAAGGTAAAGGCACCTACACCTGGACGAAGTACAACAAGGATGGTGCTATCGACACTTCCTGGGGAACAAACGGCTCCAAGACCGGCAAGACCCTGTCCGTTTCCAACACCGATGTGGACACCAAAGCTACTTTCATGTGCGTAGTGACCCTGTAAGGAGGTGTTTCCATGACGGCTGTCGCACAGTACACCATAATCAATTTGAACGATGTTGTAGCTTCCGATACGCCGCCGGAGAATCCTTATGTGGGGCAGATGTGGGTCAACACCGCTGTTGTGCCGCCGGAAACGATGGTATGGGATGGACTTGGATGGGCTGTCCAGAATGATTTGGAGAGTCTGCGGGAAACCGTGTCCACCCATACCACCCGCTTTGGGGAGTTCCAGAACTCGGTTGACGGTCTGAACAGCTATGTTGGTACGCTGACCGAAACGGTGGAGACCTTGGAAGACAACCTCGGTAATGAACAGAGCAAAGTTCTGGAAATGCAGTCCCAGGTATCCGAACTTCAGCACTCGGTGGATGGGCTTACCGTCACCGTGCAGGAGCAGTTTGCCGGAGGCATCAACTACATCAAAAACTCGGCGGGGCTGAACGGCATTACCGATGACTGGACTACCAGCGGAACGGTTTCAACGGACAATTCCACGGATGTTCAGAGCAACACGACCTCCGATTCCTGTTTCGTACTTGGTGACAGTTCCACGCTGACCCAGGTCATCACAGGCGTTGTTCCCGGCTCGTATGCCATTTCCATTCGGGCCAAGAAAACAGGTGCGGGCTATTCCAGCTACTTCCGTGTGCAGTATAACGGCAACAAATACGCCTATCTGTTCAACTGTACTGCCACATTCGATTGGACGGAGTTTTCGGCAGTCATCAATGATGTGCAGGATGGAACGATTACCATATATGCATACAACCGTCTGGCTTCACTGTATCTTTCCGACATCATTCTGACAGAGGGCACTTCCGTCCACAAGTGGACACCCGCTCCGAATGAAATTTATACCACCGAGGTGAAAATCGACCGCCGGGGCATTGAAGTATCCAATGCGGACTCCGCTCAGCGGACAGTTATCAACAACACAGAGTTTTCCGGCTACTACAACGAAGAGAAGATTTTCACTCTGAACAAGGACGAAACCATCACCAAGAAAACCACCGTGGATGGCGAACTGACGGTGGGCAAAACAAAATTCGTGCCGATGCCCACAGCCACGGAAGGCTTGAACATCGTAATTTTGGATTAAGGGGGGCGCATTCATGGCAACATTTACGAGCAATACCTATGACGGCAGATACTTGCAGCTTACGATTACAGAAAGCGTTGATGTGCCGAGCAACACTTCCACGCTCACATGGACGCTTACCTCTGCCGGTGGTTCTGCTGTTTATTACACAATTGACGAGACAATCATCACAATCAACGGAATAACGGTCTATTCAAAAGCAAGGACAAACTGGGAAGACAGAGTATTCCCGGCGGCAAAGGGTTCTGTCAGTGGCTCTTTGCCTGTTGTTCATAACTCTGACGGCACGAAAACCGCAACCGTAGAGTTTTTTACCCGTGTCTATGTTTTCGGCTCTCTGGACTACGGCGGCACCATAACGCTGACCAACATCGACCGAACTGCGCCTACAGTTTCATGTAGTGTGTCCGGCATAACGGCAAGTGGATTCAAGATTACTGCTAACTCATCCGCTACGGCAGATATTTGGCAGTACAGTCTGAATAGCGGCTCAAGCTGGACACAGTTTTCTACGACTGCTGGAACCTCAGCGAGTATCACACTATCCTCTCTGTCCGCAAATACGACCTATTCTGTGAAAACACGGGCAAGGAAAAAGTCGAACCAGGTCTACGGCACTTCCGGCACGGTGTCTGCCAAAACGCTGGGCGGCGCTATTCTCAATAGTTGCAGTACTGTTACGGCTGATGCGGCAACGGTTTCGCTCACCTTGAATGCGACCGTGTATAACGCATCGTATTCCAACTATGTGACCATCAAAAACGGCTCCACCGTATATGTGTCCTTCGCGGCTCGTACATGGTCGGCAGGCACAGCCAACCGAACCATAACGCTTTCACAGACAGAACGGGCAGACCTTCTGGATGCAATGGCAAGTCTGAAATCCTTTACCGCAACCATTGAACTTGTGACGAAAGACGGCAGCACCCAGGTTGGCAACACATCGACCTGCACCTGTACAATACAGACCACAGCCGCCAACTCTGCACCCACTATGACGGCATTTACCTATAAAGACAGCCGTTCTGGCACCTCTGCCGTGACCGGAAATGACCAACTTTTCATTCAGACCTATTCCTATTTGTCTGTCACACCCGGTACGGCAACCGCAAGAAACGGTGCTTCCATCGTAAAATATGCCGCCACCTGCAACGGAAAAACCGTATCCAATACAACGGGCGCGGCTTTGAGCCTCAACGGCATTGAGAAATCCGGCACATTGGATGTTGTGGTAACAGCTACAGATTCCAGAGGATATACGGTCAGCAATACGCAGCAAATTACTGTGATTCCATATGCAAAGCCCAAGGTTTCTGAAATCTCACTTCGGCGCACCAACGACATCGAAGCGGAAATGCAGCTGATATTCAAAGGCAGCATTTCTCCCATCACTGTGAGTGGGACACAGAAAAACAGCCTAAAGTATGTTCAGTATCGGTATAAGCTGACCAGCGAGAGCAGTTACGGCTCCTACACCAGCATTCTGTCCTCTGTGACCCAGAACGGGACAAGTTTCTCGTTCTCCAATCTGGAACTGTGCAGTCTGGACGCAAATTCCTCGTATGACTTTCATGTCTACATCCGGGATCAGTTGAACACGCTCTCCTCGGTGAGTCTGTATTTCACCGTTCCCCAGGGTACGCCTCTGGTTGCACTTCGAAAACAGAAGGTTGGTATCAATACACCAAACCCGGAAGCCGCACTTCATGTGGTGGGCGATGCCAAGATTGAAGGGACTGTCAATGCGCAGACAGTTACTGCAACTTCGCTGAGCGGCACACTGCCGGTCTCCAATGTGTCCGGCACACTTCCTGTCAGCAAAGGTGGTACGGGTTCTACAACCATTGCCGGAGCAATTGCTATGCTGATCAACTCGGAAGTCATCAGTCCGAAAACGATAAACATCGGTGCCAACCAGTATGTAACGAGTTCCGCTTACGGCATCGATATGAACAATTCGGACATTTCCGGCATCAATGGTCTGTACTTCGAGGATGCGGCAGACTCTGCCGGGGAGGGCATCAACTTCTATCGAGCATCCGGCACATGGGACAGGTTGTATGCGTATGGTGGTGTTCTTTATTTTGCGCCAAACCAGGCAACTGCCACGCATCCCGGCACACGCTACACCGTATATCATTCGGGTGGCGCTACCATTCCTGTGAGCAAGGGAGGCACAGGCGCAACAACGGCGGCAGCCGCAAGAACGAACCTCGGAGTTGCCTGCACATCGCTTTACAGTGGAACATTAAGTAGCGGCAGCACCACCTTCAACTACGGCAACTACAATGCGTATATCATTGCGGGCTTGCCGAGTTCAGGCGCATCGAAAATGTCTCTGATTGTACCGAAGGCACTTATTACCACCACCGATGTTACCTGGCAGATTGCAGACGAAGTCAACTACCGTGGCTTTAAGCTGAAGTATTCCGGCACAACCGTCACACTGACGATTGGCGGTGGTACGGGGTCTATCACCAATGTGTATGGTATCAACTAAGGAGGAACGCATGAAAGTATTACTTGACGAACAGGGCTACATTCAAAGCTACGCTGTGATTGGTGATTTGGTGGGTGGCATTGATTTGCCCGACCCGGAAGACGCGCTTCACTTTGAGGAAAACTTCAACGCCTATAAGGTGCGTGATGGTACTGCGGTATTCGATGAAGCACGGTCTGCCGCTCTGCACGATGAAGCTGAAAAGCAGAATTTGCGTGACAGACGGCAGACAGAATGCTTTGCTTTTGTCAACCGTGGGCAGTTATGGTACGCCACGCTGTCCGTGAAGCAGTTGGCAGAACTGACAGCCTGGTACAAAGACTGGCTGAAAGTGACCGAAACAAAGGTCGTGCCGGAAAGGCCGGCATGGCTGGAATAAGGAATCAAGGCACTCTGCGGAGTGTCTTTTTTCATACAAAAATTTAAGGAGGTATTTCCAATGAAAGAATTCTGGACAACCATTCAGGTCATTTTCGCCGCCATCGGTGGGTGGCTCGGATGGTTCTTGGGAGGATGTGATGGGCTTTTGATTGCGCTCTTGGCTTTTGTAGCCATCGACTATGTTACGGGTGTGATGTGCGCCATCGTTGACAAAAAGCTGTCCTCTGCCGTGGGCTTTAAGGGCATCTTCAAAAAGATACTCATTTTTGTCCTTGTCGGTGTGGGACACATTCTTGACACGATGGTCATCGGGACCGGCTCGGTTCTGCGCACCGCAGTCATCTTCTTCTATCTTTCCAACGAAGGCATTTCCCTTATTGAAAACGCAGGATATCTCGGCTTGCCGATTCCCGCAAAACTGAAAGCTGTCCTGGAGCAGCTCCACGACAGAGCCGAAAAGGAGGATAAATAACATGGCAACTGTAATGACGAGCGCGGAGTTCGTAAAAAGGCTCAAGGCTGCAGCTACCGACTACAAGACCCTCTATGTGATGGGCTGCTTCGGCGCGCCGATGAATTCCGCAAACAAGAAACGCTATACCGCAAACCACTCCTACAATAAGCAGGCGGCGAGAACGGCAATGATCAATGCCGCAACAGCCGATACCTTCGGCTTCGACTGCGTCTGCCTCATCAAGGGCATCCTGTGGGGATGGAGCGGCGATAAGAGCAAGACCTACGGCGGTGCCGGTTATGCCGTCAACGGTGTTCCCGACATCGGTGCGGACAGCATGATCAAGGTTTGCAGCGGTGTTTCCACGAACTTCAGCAGCATCGTTCCTGGCGAGGCTGTTTGGATGGAAGGCCACATCGGTGTGTATGTCGGTGACGGTCTGGCAGTCGAATGCACTCCGAAATGGGACAACAAGGTTCAGATCACCGCTGTCGGCAACATCGGTAAGAAGTCCAGCTACAACACCCGCACCTGGACGAAGCACGGAAAACTGCCGTATGTTGACTATTCCGTTCAGCCTGTAAAGCCTGTCGAGCCTTCCAAGCCGACCGAAACCGATACTCCGGCATCGACCGAAATCAAGGAAGGCAGCAAGGTGGAAATCAAGGCGTCTGCCGAGAAATACAATCCCGCTTCGTGCACCATTCCGGGTTGGGTCAAGTCTGACTATTACCACATCGTCACGCAGACCACTTCGAACGGCAAGCCTGTTGTGAAAGGCGGTAAAACCTGCGTTCTGCTCGGTAAGAAGGTCAAAAAGTCCGGCGGCAGCGAGGTCGCGGGCATCAACACATGGGTGGCTGTTGATAATCTCGCTGTTGTCGGTGCAACGGCAAAGACCGAAACCTACCGTGTCCATACCGTGGTCAAGGGCGATACGCTCTGGGGCATCTCCCAGAAGTATCTCGGTTCCGGCACCCGTTATCCCGAAATCATGAAGCTGAACGGACTGACGTCCACTCTTATCTTCAGCGGTCAGAAACTGAATATCCCTAACTGATATGAAGCCCATCGAGGATTTTTTCTTCGGTGGGCTTTATTTTTTTGCCTGTTTTTTCCGAAATGCCATCCTCATGTTCATGGGATAGTGAGGAGGGGTGGTTCGCACATGACAGACCATCAGAAAACAAAGGTAGTCGAAATGAGAAAAGCCGGATGCGGCTATTCTGAAATATCCAAAGCCCTGTCCGTTTCGAGAGACACCGTTAAGACCTTCTGCCGCCGAAACAACATCACGGTCGACAGCACTGAAGTGCCGAAAGAGACGGCGGGAATCTGCCCGGAATGCGGAAAGCCGATAACGCAGGTATCCGGTAGAAAGCCAAAGCGTTTCTGTTCGCCGGAGTGCAGACAGAAATGGTGGAACGCTCACCCGGAGCGTATAGGACAGAAAGCGGTGTATGAATATGTTTGCCCCAACTGCGGTCAGTCCTTTACCGCCTACGGAAACAGTCATAGAAAATACTGCTCCCATGAATGCTATGTGGCAGCAAGGTTCAAAGGCGGTGAAACCCGTGACTAAAGAGCAGATGACAGCAGAAATCAAATATCAGGCAAGTATCGCTCCATTCCGAATCATGCTGAAAAACGGGCAGATTTCCACGGATGACTATCGTGTGATAGACACAATTCTCACCGAAAAATACCGCCCTGTTTTCGTTCAATATATTTCCCCGAATTGACTGGATATATTTCAAAATCAGAGTTAATATGTCCGATACCAAAGGAGGGATACAATGGAAAAGACAATCGTAAACATTGCCCCTGCCGCAGCAGAGACCCCTCGTACAAAACGTGTGGCGGCCTATGCCAGAGTTTCCTGCGGCAAGGACACCATGCTGCATTCCTTGGCGTCGCAGATCGATTATTACCGTGACTACATCATTCGGAATCCCGAATGGCGGTTTGCCGGGGTCTATGCTGACGAAGCAAAAACGGGCACCAAGGACAACCGTGAACAGTTTCAGCTTCTTTTGACCGAATGTAGAAGCGGTAATGTCAATATGATTATTACCAAGAGCATATCTCGGTTAGCAAGGAACACGGTCACGCTTCTTGAAACCGTGCGTGAACTTAAAAGCCTCGGTGTTGATGTTTTCTTTGAAGAACAGAACATCTACACATTGAGTGCCGAGGGTGAAGTGATGCTGACGCTCCTCGCTTCTTTCGCCCAGGCAGAGAGCCTTTCATGCAGCGATAACTGCAAGTGGCGAATCCGCAAGGGCTTTGAGGAAGGACGGGCTTCAACCTGCACCATGCTCGGATACCGTCTGATAAATGGTGAGATCACGCTCATCGAAGATGAAGCCAAAATCGCAAAACGAATATTCGATTTATACCTTGCCGGATATGGGCTTCAGAAGATTGCCAACATATTAAATGAAGAAGGACTGTACAGCATCTTCGGAAACGAATGGCATCCGACAACCCTGCGGAAAGTCCTCACAAACGAGAAGTATTGCGGTGATTTATTGCTTCAAAAGGTATATTGCGAAAACCACCTCACGAAGAAAATAGTCCCCAATAACGGAGAGCTTCCGCAGTATTTTGTTGAAGACGATCACCCGGCTGTGGTCAGCAGAGAAACCTTCGCCGCAGTCCAGAAGGAGCTTAAACGCCGAGCGGAAGAAAAAACACCGACTGTCGGTTCGACAAGCGTCTTTACAGGAAAAATCCGATGCTCATGCTGCGGGAAAAATTACCGCAGGAAAACGACACCGTACAATACCGTCTGGTGCTGTTCGACCTACAATTCAAAAGGAAAGAATCACTGCCCGGAATCAAAGGTCATCCCGGAGGAAACGCTGAAACGGGCGGTGGCTGGCATATTGAAAACGGATAGTTTTTCGGGCGAGGAGTTTGAAAGGCAGATTTGCACGATAGAGGCTCATCCGGGTAATCTGCTCCGTTTCATTTTTATAGACGGTTCGACTACAGACTATGTGTGGAAAGACCGTTCACGCTCCGAAAGTTGGACGGATGAAATGAAAGCCGCCGCTGCGAAAAAGGCAAAGGAAAGGTACGCAAGTCATGACAAATAAGAAAGTAAAAAAGATAGAGGCAACTAAGCCTACGCTGTCTGCACAGTATTCGACCTTCACACGGAAACGAAAGGTCGCAGCCTATGCCCGTGTCTCAACGGCAAAGGAAGAACAGGAAAACTCCTTTGATGCGCAAGTCAGCTATTACACGCAGAAAATTCAGGCAAATCCAGAATGGGTCTTTGTCGAGGTATATTCCGATGAGGGCATTACCGGCACAAATACAAAAAAGCGTGAGGGCTTTAACAGAATGATTGATGATGCCCTTGCCGGGAAAATCGACCTCATTCTCACCAAGTCCGTCAGCCGTTTCGCAAGAAACACGGTCGATAGCCTGGTCACCATCCGGCAGCTCAAGGAGAAAGGTGTGGAGGTTTTCTTCGAGAAGGAGAACATTTACACCCTCGATGCCAAGGGCGAATTATTGCTTACGATCATGTCCTCGCTTGCACAAGAAGAAGCAAGGTCGATTTCGGAGAACACCTCATGGGGTCGAAGAAAGTCCTTTGCGGACGGAAAGGTCAGCCTCGGTTATTCCAATTTCCTCGGTTACGACAAAGGACCCGACGGGGAGCTTGTAATAAATGAGGAGCAGGCAAAAATCGTGCGGAGAATTTATGCGGAGTTCCTCGCCGGGAAAACTCCGGGCGGCATAGCGAAAGGCTTGACCGCTGACGGCATTGAAACGCCCGGTCACAAGAAGGTGTGGCAGGCTTCCACGGTTCTGAACATTCTGAAGAATGAGAAGTATTACGGGGCGGCCATACTTCAAAAACAGATAACGGTATCGTACTTGACGAAAGAGAAGCGTCCCAACACGGGCGAACTTCCCATGTACTACATCGAAAAAGACCATGAGCCTATCGTTTCCCCGGAAACCTTCCAGATGGTGCAGGAAGAAATGCGCCGCAGACGGGAAGCCGGAAGCAATATGCAATGTGTGTCCATTTTCTCAAGCCGAATCATCTGCGGTGACTGCGGCGGTTACTACGGCAGAAAGATATGGCATTCAAGCACCAAGTACACGGCATGGCACTGGCATTGCAATGCCAAGTTCCAGAAGCGAAAATACTGTGAAACACCGACTCTCAAAGAGGAAAGTCTGGAAGAGACCTTCGTTGAGGTGTTTAACGGGCTGATTGCCGACAAGGACGAGATCATGGAAAACTACCGTCTTTGCATCGATGCCGTTACCGATGATAGCGAATACCGCAGACAGCTTGAAGATTTGAACAACGGCTGCGGCGAAGTCCAGACGCTGATAAGAAGCCTTCTGATGACCTACAGCCGCCAGGATACCGCCGAAGATATCCATGAGAAACTCCAGGAATATGAGGAGCGGCTCGATACGATGGCTCGACTCAAGCAGGAGCTTGATTTGAAGATAGCCGCCTGCGCCGCCAAACGTGTGCAGATTACAGGCTTTCTGAATGAGCTTATGAAGCATGACGCTCCGCTTGCAAAGTTCGACCCGCTCGTATGGCAGGCGGTCATCAATTACGCTACGGTCAACCGTGACTGCACGATTACCTTTACCTTCCGGGACGGGACCGAAAAGACCGTGCCAATCAAGAACGGTGTCCGCCCTTACACGAAACGCAATAAGCCGCAGGAGGTTGACGGCAATGACGGATAAGAATCTGCTTGTAATCACTCTTCACAGAAAAGAACCCGGCAAGCAACGCATCGCCGCTTACTGCCGGGTTTCAAGCCGAAGCGATGAACAACTGAACAGTCTGGCAAATCAGATCGATTTCTACCGCAGCCGATTTGAGAACGATGCCACAACTATCTTTGTCGGCATCTACGCTGAAGAGGGACTCTCCGGCACCCAAACGAAAAGCCGACCGCAGTTCATGAAAATGATTGAGGACTGCCGCAGCGGTATGATAGATTGCATATGGACAAAAAGCGTATCCCGGTTCGGAAGGAACACCGTGGATACGCTTATTTACACCCGTGAGCTTCGGTCGCTGGGCATTGATGTTTTCTTTGAAAAAGAGAACATCCACTCCACGGAATCATCCGGCGAACTCATGCTCACACTCATGGCGGCTTTTGCCGAGTCCGAGTCAGAAACAATGTCGGAGAATATAAAATGGGGCAAACGGCGGCGGTATGAACAGGGCATCACAGGAAGTATCTCCCTCAATAATATGTACGGCTTTCGGCAGAGCAAGGGCATCGTCACCGTTGTGGAAGATGAAGCAGAACTGGTTCGGAGGATATACAAAGACTTTATTGACGGCTACAGCTATGGTGAGATTGCAGAACGGCTCACGGCGGAGGGAGTGCCGACACGAATGCCAGGTGCTTCCTGGGCGAAGACCACCGTTCAGCACATTATCCGAAATGAGAAATACTGCGGAGACTGCCTGTTTCAGAAAGCATATATCGAAAGCCCCATCACCCATCGGCACGTCAGAAATAACGGAGAACTGCCGAAATATCTTGTGGAGGACTGCCTTCCGGCAATCGTGGATAAAGAGACATGGAAGCTGGCACAGGCTGTTGCGGCAAGGCATACACCGCACAAGCAGGCATCGAATGAGCGGTATCCGTTTACAGGGAAACTGTTCTGCGGAGTATGCGGTAAGCCTTACTGCTATTATCATTATACGACCACCAATAAGCAGCCCCTTGCCGCATACCGATGTATGAGCCGAAAGACTCAATCGGCGGTCGAAGTGCCGGGGCAAACTTACACATCGCCGCGCAAGGCTACCTTCAACCGCAATGCCTCGCCGGAACTGATAGCTTACAGAGAACGATACTGCAAGCTGCCGAAGGAAAGACCGATGCTCTGCACAGATGTCCGCATTCCGACCGATCTGCCACAAAAGGCATTTTGCCGAGCGTGGAATCTCATCGTGGCAAAGAAGCTCCGCTATCAGGCAACGCTGCGGTCAACGGTCGATAATGCCGAGGACATCCTCGTCCGATACCGTGCGGAAGAGATGTGTCTTCTGATTGACGAGATTGGAAAACTCGCCGAGTTCAGTTATCCGCTCATGCTCAAAACGCTCGACAGGGTCGTTGTAAACACCAACGGGAAGCTGACTTTTATCTTTCAGTCCGGCATAAAAATCACAGTATAATTGCTCTGAAAACCCAAGTGTGACTATGAAAATACCCTCGTTTTTTATGGGAAAATCATAGTCACACTTTTTCCTTTTACAGATATTCCGAGCGGAATGAGACCTTCGGCAGCAACGTCCTCCGTTCTGCAACGGTGTCCCGGCTCGGCTCTATTCCTCTGAAAAGTGCCGAAAATGCCGTGTTTCTGCGGTTTTTACGGGGTGGGTTCAAATGAACCCATTGATGAACCCAGTGGGTTCAAACGCAGAGGGAAAATTAAATTGTATCAACGCCGTAGTTATTACGCATAAGTCCACCGTAATTTTGATAGAATTACGGTGGGCTTTTTCTATACCCGAAAACCGCTTGAAATCAAGACTTTTGCCGTTTTTGAGCATAAACGAACCCC